GGACTGGCATATGATCTTCGATGTACATCAGCCCTTCGGCAACTAAGGCTTTCCCGACCTGAAGAAGAATTCCCCATTCATTCTTCAGCTTCTCAGAGGCTTCAACAGCATCTTTGCTCATGATGATGCCGAGTCCCTGCGCCATCTTCCCGTATTTGTCAAAACCTTCAGCGCCTTGCTCGAGGACCGGGAGAAGATTTGTTCCGGCCCGTCCGAACAGTTCCATCGCAAGGGAAACTTTTTCCGTATGGCCCTGGATATTCGCAAAGCCATTTGCGACATCATTGAAAAGCTCGTTGGTCTCCTTCAGGTTCCCGTTACTGTCATAGATGGAGACACCGAGTTTTTCAAAAGCAGCTTCCGCTCGAGTCGAGCCCTCTGCTGCTTGCGTTGCCATCATCGACATCCGACGCATCCCCTGGGCCATCCCTTCGAGACTCGAGCCGTGCGTCTGAGCCGCAAGTCCAAGCTCCTGAAGGCGCTCGATGGAGATGCCGGTGACTTCGTTGAGGTGAACTAACTCTTCCGACTGATGGATGACTTCCCGGGCAAGGAGCCCGAAGGCCCCAACCAGCGACGTCCCAACGTAGCCCGCGTACTTGGTAACCGTGTCAAACGATTTCCCCAAGTCTTCACTGAAAGACTTTCCCAGCTGCTTAACGTTGTCGGTGATGGAACTGAAGGATGTCTTCAGCTGGTTCATCGCCTGAGCGACTCGATTTGCAGAGTCGCTGAATTCGTCAGTCAGGGATACGGTTACGTCAATTCCGTCATCCATCTAAGTCATCCTCTTCAACTTGAAGCTGAATGGTATTGACGGGCCGGTTATTCCGCTCCGCCATTTCCTTTTCAAGTTTCGCATTCAGCATCTCAAGTTCAGCTTGGTCTCGTTCATGCCCCATGACCAAGGTAATCTGAGCGAACGTCAGTTCACCAAGTTCCGCAAGGCTCTGAACCATCCCGAGCCGGTGAAAAGTTTTATACAGGTCAACCCAGTCTACTGGGCGGCGAGCTTTTCGCCCGTGCCAGCCGACTTGTCCGGCTCTGCGGTCGGGTTGGCCTGTACCGGAGGGTTTGGCTTCAAGATCCCACTCAACCGAAGGACATGAAGCGCATACTTCGCGCCCCCTTGGTTGAAGAAGTCGAAACCAAACGACTCCATGAACTCTTCCCGGCTGATCTTGTACTGACGGTTGAGCAGCTGGACTTTTGTCTGACCGCTACGACGGGCCGACAGGTAGGAAATCTCTGCGAGGTGCGTGAGCTTGAGTTTCTCTTTGACAGCCTCGAGGAGACTGACATCCATGTCCTCCTCGAAATCAATCATCTCATTCAGCGTCAGCGCACAGGCATCGTACTCGGCCCCGTCCTTACTCTTCAGGGTGACTTTCTCTTCGGTCTTCACAACCGCAGCTTCACCCCGAACAAGCGTCTTCACTTCTGGAGTGACGATCTCGTCCGGCATAACATTTTCTCCAAGTAATCATTCAATCAAGTTACAGCTTAGTTCACCAAGCTCGCCGTGGTCGTGTTGCGGAACACCACGCTCAACTCGTTCGTCCCGAGGCCATCCCGGTACGCCTTGGCGGTGATGTTCATGATCAACCGGCCCGGCTGCTTAAGGTTGACCTTGTGCGCGATGATGATACCGATGGGGATGGTCATCGTGATCTGCCTGAAGAACGGAGTCCCCGGGATCGACGGCCCAATGAACTGCGCGATGAACTGACGCTGCGTCGCATTCCGGAAGTCATCGTACTGCGACCAATCCGTGAACTCCGCGTCGAAGGAGACTTCAACCGACAGCTTGCCACGACGCGTGGGCTGCCGAGTGAACCGAGAGCCGAGCTTGAAGCGCTGCTCCAAGTCGTTGTTGAACGTGATCATGAAGTTCTCGGCAAACACGTCGTTTGCGTTCCACTGACAAACGCCCTGCGTGAAGACGGCCAGCGGATCAGTGGGATACACCGGCGTGCTCTTGGCCTGACGCGCCTCCTGCTGCCCAAACATCTGGAACTGAACCTTGAGCAGATCGTCCACCTTGCACGACATCTGGACCTGGGTAATCTGGCAGCCCTGATAGACGAACGATTTGTTGGGCTCCGTCACGAACGTTTCCGTTCCACGGAACACCTCGAACGTCAACCCGGTCGGAAGCTGGTCCGCAATGCTGATGGTATGATCCCAAACAGTCGGAGAACCCGTGACATCGGGCTGCTGCGAACTGATCGAGCCCATGCACTCTGTCAGCAGACGCTCCCAGCCGCTGTACGCCGCGTCATAGTCAAACGATCCCGCAATGGAGACCGCTCCCTGTGCGCGGCGCGTGGTCCGAATGCCGACCTGAGCAAGAGCCGCAGACTCAACAACTTTCTCCTGAGTCTCGATGGCCTCGCTGTTGATCTCGAGGAAGTTGGTTCGGGGCACCGGAGTCCCATACGTGGTCTCCTTGGCGAACCCGAGAAATCCAGTCAATCCAACGCCGACGCCCATAGCAATCTCTCCTTATCGGAAGTTTGTCCTCACCTCGATTTCCGTGTTACAAGCTATTGCCGTCAGGTCTGCGCTCAGGGCCTGAACAAATTCATCTTCAGGCGGGTACCATTCAACTTGACGCGGGAGCCACCAGAGAACTTGTCCGCCCGTCAGCGCAACCGACGACAGCAAGTAGTTGTCGAAGACGGCCTCAACCATCTTCTCCCCGTCAACAATTCTCTGCGCCGAGATGTTGTTGCTCACGTCCAACAGTCGGACAAAGACGCAACGAACACGGTACGTCGTTTGAAGTTCTTTTGGAAAGGCGACAACCTTAATGTCGGTATTTTCAACTAACTCCACCCAAATGCCGTTGACCATCGAACGAATCGCCGTGGGCGGAAGCCAATGAAGCGTTCCGCGATAGGTGCCTTGAAGGTTGAGCGGTGTCTTCAGCGCGGCCTCAAAGGCATCCAAGATCCCTTGGAGCAACTCGTTTGCGAATAGTCTCTGGCCCATTAGGTCCCCATCGCCGGGTTATGCTGACGGACTTGGCAGAACATTGCGAAGCCTTGGCTCGAATAATCCATCACGTCCGAGATCAACCAGATTGATCCATCGTCAAGCTTCTTCAGCCGATCCCCTTCCCGGATATCAAGCCCTCCGGTAAAGTGAACGGTTGCGCGCCTGATCGGAACCTGACCTAGCTGCTTGTTGTACTGATAGTCCGTCGTTCCCGGCTCGAACCAACAAGCAACTCCCGACAGGACCGTGTTGTACTGCGAGACGCGCCGATCCTGAATCGGGGCCTTGTCTACGGCGACCTGCGCCCGCTGCACGTCGCAGGAGTCAACAAGAAGGGAGCGGATATTGTCGAACATTAGACGGCACGCTTCCGGTAAGGCTCGAGATACATGACGACTTCTGCCGGCAGAGCCGACTTGTCATACGTCTTCGCAAGACCGCCGAGGCTCATGGAGCTATGCCCCTCTGAACCGGCCTTGTTGTACAGGAACGCAACGTGAATGATCTGCGCCATCGCAACATCATCCGGAATCGTCGTGTATCCCGCGTTGTACGTTACCTTGATGTTCTGCTGACCGTGGAGGAAAAATCTCCCGTAGGCTGTCTCGATTCCTGAGAGGTAATCGAGAGGCTTCAGCAGTTCAAGGTAACCAATATCTTTCCAGATCACGAAATCAGCCGCCGGAATCACGGACGCCGGGAGGAAATCCCGGTTGTTGTCCATGTTCAGTTCGCTGACAGAGTTAATCGGCCACTGGTTCAGGAGAAGTTTTGGAGTCCCGTACCCGTCGTAATACTCCGTGTAATCGGTTGCGAACAGAACCCGCCCGATGTACTTCTGAATCAGGGCGGTGGATCTCTTCAACAGGTTCGTCAGCAGGGAGTCAAAACGAGTGTCTGTTGGAAGAAACTTCAGGTACTCCCGGACATCGGACAGGGATGCGAAATCGGCCATTATGCCCCTCCCGCCTGAACGATGAGCTTCTTCACCGCTGCCATCAGCCGAGGCTTTACAAGTTCAGCCGCAGGTCTGAGGAACGGGTGAGGAGGATTGCCGGGATGGTGAACGATCTTCGCAAAATGGAACACCGCCCCGACAAGCTTCCGCTTTCCTCCGGGAGTTACAATTGACAGCCGCTTCCCCGGCGCATCATAGTCCGTCCAAAACATGACTTCCCGAACCGCAGGGCCATACGTGCGAGGCTTCGTCCCCTTTTCCTGATAGACGCCATAAGCATAGGGCGTTCCAACTCGGATCGTCACATGCTTGGTCCCGAAGTTCTCCACCTTGCTCGACTGCGGGATGCTGTTGGCCATTGCCCGGCTTCTCTTCGGGGCAAGACGGTTCGCAATGAACACGATGCGATTCTTGGAGTCCTCGAGCACCCGCCGAAGGCCCTCACTCTGGAAAAGCCCCTTCAGCTTCGACAGCTTGTCGAAGACTTCCTTGTCGCCTTTGATTTTTATCTCAAAGCCCATTTTGTCTTCTGAACGGCCCTTCTTCTCCGTTCGTCAGTTGACGGTAGTAAGCTCCCTTGGCGAGATGCCGAAGAGGATCTTTCACGGCCCGGTAAACAAACCGATGCTCGAGTTCAAAATCCAAGTCATCACACATCTCTTTCCGCCAGAGAACGTCACCAACCCAAAGAGCATGGTGCGCTCCGTAGTAGCGCATCCCGTTCACGTGCTTCATGACCCTCATGATCGGGTACGGGATCGTATGCTCTTCATCCCGCCGGATCATGACGTTGTAGCACTGAGCGGTGAGATTCTCCCAAGGGAAATGCTTCTTTAGCCGTTCGTCCCCGTCGAGCACAAGGTAATAGTCGCCGGGTTGTCCGACAAAGTATTTGCTCCGCTTGGTGTACTCATGTTCCCAGGGTTTGGGCTCTCCATGCTCATCCTTTTCACACTCGATGATCACGTCCACCTTGTAGTCTCTCAGAATCTCCAAGGTCCGATCCTTGGAGTCTGGGACCGTGAACCGCATCATCGAGTCTGAAACCTGATAGTGTCCGAAGTGGGACTCTACGCCAACCAGCTTCTTATTTTCCTGGATCCAAGTCTCATAGGCCCCATCGACCGCCACAATCTTTGCTTCCGGATTGTGACGACGGATGGAGTCTAGGCATTCTGGCAGGAGCTGCTCTTCCTGGTATAAATTTAATGCTATCCAAAGATTCGTCATGGCCTCTCCAAGGACAGGGGGAGCAGGGAGTTGGAATCCCTGCTCCCCCTCCAAGTTACGAGATGTTGTACCCGAAGGTGACAAACGTCTCCGAAGTGGGATCATACGGCGTGCCGAAGGCAGCGCGCATGGTCGTCACCAGGATCGTCTGGTCCACCTGGATATCCTCAAACGTCTTCAGCGTCATGAGACGCCGATCCCCGATCCAGAAGCCTGGAGTCCAAGCCAGGATGATCTCCGTCTTCGTGGGAGTCGTGGAATCGTAGTAACCCGACGCATTGAGGTCCGTGCGGACAAACTCGGACACGACGATGGGGATGCCATCGATGCGCGCCAGTTCGCCCGTCACGATGGTGGCCGCGGTGCCGTACTTCTCCATCGTGATGACTTCCGCCAGGCCCAGCAGCTTGGTGTAGCCCAGGGGGCTGGTGATCAGCACCAGCGACTTGGGATCCACACCGTACTTGCCCAGCTGCGCACGCAGGACGCGCAGGTTGGCGGTCGTGAAATTCGTGGAGCTCATGTCCACACCGGCAACCGCCGAGGTCTTCGCCGTGCGACGCAGACCGTCATACGCCTTGACGACGTTGTCGGAAGCGTTGGAGTCCGAATCCATGTGCACGACGCTCGTGTTGTCGCCGTTGATCAGGGCGTTCTCAAAACCACGCGCCATCGAGATGGCCAGGTTGTCCTTGAGCCAGGGGAGAACGGGCGTGACCATGTCCTCCGTGGCTTCCTCGCTGAACACCGTGCGGGTGACCAGCTTCTGCGCCGAAAGCCGCAGCTTGCGGGTCGCCGGGGTGCTCGCCGTGAACTTGGACGCGCTGTCGGACGTGGACTCGCTCACCAGCTTGGGGGTGGCGTCCGACGACACGACGGGCACGTCATAGGGGTTCGTCGGCATCTGGATACGCTTGAAGAGCGCACCCACCTTGAGCGCCAGGCGGAACTTGTCGATCACGTCCGCGCTGAGCTCAACCGGAACCCAGTTGCCGCCCTGAGTCGTGGTGGCAACGTTGACGGCCTTGCGCAGTTCGCCCACCGCAGCCTGGTTCTTCTTCCACATCTTGGTCTGCGTGGGGTGAACCCGGAGCATCTTCGACACGATGTACACGTCGTCGTTGAACTCCTGCAGACGCTTCGCATTCGCGTCCGCAGCCTTGCTCACGATGACGCTGGTGCCATCGCCGCCCTCCGAGGGGGAAGGCTCCGAGAGATGCTCGCCCTTGCGGAAGCGATTGACGAGATCCTCGTCCATCGCCACGCGCCGCTTCTCGAACAGGTCCTTGACGATGCCTTCCAGCTTCTCGCTGTTATCCTTTCCCTCTTTCTTGAGGGCCTCGACTTCATCGTTGGACCGCTTGACCAGCTGAAGGACTTCCTCCAGCTTCTTCTTGGTGGACATCCCTGTATCTCCTGTAGGGAGTCCTAATCACCAAGCCCTGCATGAAACTTTCAGGCAGGTCAATCCAAGGTTACAAAGAAATCGTGGTTATGCTTCAGTCTGAGCGTTCTGCTCGCGGACTTCCTTGCGCAGCTTCTCACCCCGCTGAAGCTCACTGTTGATCTTCTCGAGAAGGCCCAACTCCTCTTCATCGAGGTCGTCAGCATCCTCCTCATCGTCATCCTCATCGGACTTCTTGGTGGGCTTCTTCTTGTTGTCGGTCTTGCCCTCCTCCTCGTCCGACTCGTCCATGTCGTCCTCGTCGCCGTCGTCCTCCTCATCCTCGTCATCGTCGTCATCGGCGGGCTTCTTCTTGCCCTTCTTGACGCCCGCGAGAGGTTCGGGGAGACCATTGCCCTTGCCCTTGCCACCCTTGCCCTTGGACGCAGGATCACCCGTCTTGTCGGCGGAATCGCCCTGCCCTTCGGACTCATCCGTGTTGACCTTCTCTTCAGACTCAACACCGGAGGGCTCATCGCCCGTGGAGCCGTTGGACTTCGCCGTCTCGTTGCCCTTGCCGTCGGCACCTCCGTTGCTGCTGAAGGCGGTCTTGCCGAGGAACAGTTCCTCGAAACCATCTTCCAGAAGCTCCTTCAGTTCCTCGTACTCGGCACGCTTGGCGAGCAGCAGAGCTTTCTGCTCTTCGGTCAGATCAGGGTCTTCCAACTTCTTGTCAAACAACATGTCGAAGGAAGTCAGATGCTCCTCGATCCCCTCGAGAGCTTCGATGGCCCCCTCGTCATTCTTGAACGCTTTCAGAAGTTCCAAGTTCTCACCTCCTTCGTCTTCTGAAGTGTCCCGTTTCATAAAAAGCCATTTTCTCTTGTTTGCGGCCTTGTCAACAATGCTCACTTCGTCAACCTCGATGTCTGCGAGACGCGCCTTGTGGATCGTCTTGCTCACTTCTTGCCTCCCTTAACGCCCGAGCCCCTCATCATCGTGCCGGCAAATCCCGGCTTGACGTCTTTGCCCTGGCTGGGCTTCGGGGGCTTGACGCCAAGTTTCTTCGCAGCTTTCGTGAGCGCCATGTTGAGAGCCGCTGCCGTTCGGAACGGCCCACCCTTCACGACAGTCTTGCTGTTCTTGCCGCCCCTGAAGGTGAACGTCGTCATGTTGTCGGCAGTCAGGGCCTCGCTGTTGTTCGACGGGTTCAGATATCGGCGCGCAGAGTCTCCGTCCAGCTGATACTCAGGGCTGTCCTGGAAACCATGGAGGGCGAGGACATTGCGGTGTACCATATTGTTGCCTGCCGGAAGCGGAGCCTCTTCGACATTGGCCTTGCCCATCTTGATCTCCGAGGCCACCAGGTGCTTGGCCGTGAGATGCTTATTTGCCTCGACGGCAGCCAGCATCTTGAAGGCTTTCTCTCGGTCATCAAAAGGGCCACCCAGCTTACGGCTTCCGTCCTTCGTGTACACATAGTACTGGTCACCGACTTTCTTGATCATCTTCTCCACGTCCATCTTGAGCATGGAGATGAGACCCCCGAGCCTTCCGCCATGAAGCTCGTTCATCGTGTCGTTGTTCTTCTTCAGACGTAGGGCGTGATCAACAAGACTCCGGTGCGCATCCTTGAGCGCATAGTGCGCGTCCGAAAGATGCATCGGCTTGTCGTGCTTCATCCCGACGCTCTGGCGCTCAAAGGAGTTCCCGGCCTGCTGCAGCATACGCATCGCTGCATGATCGTTCCCGAGCTTCATCCGGTTCGCAGAGTCCTGAAGGATTCCATGCACATCCTTCAATGCATCCTCTGCTTCGTCCGTGCGTCCCGATTCCATATGCTGGAGGTAACTGTCCAGCTTCTTCGTCGCATCGGACGCATTCGTCATAACCTGTTGACGGGTGTTCATGGGCTTCACGCCACTCGCCGCTTTTCCAAACACAGATCCCTCCCGATTTTTCGGAGAAATGTCCTTCGCCCGGCCAGCCATCGACAGGCCCGTGTACTTGCCGTCCTTGATATCTTTCCAAAGACCGTCATCAAGGATCTTGTGGACCTGAACCCACGAGCCCTTCCGGACAAACTCTTGTCCGATAAAGAAGTTGCCCGGGGCGATGTAGTTCTCCACGAGAGCCACCTGATCCTTCGACAACTTGTCGGTGTGCATCTTGCCGACCGTCATCGACTTGATCATGTAGTTGTGGCAAGCCTTCTCGATCTCCGTGTCTGAAGACGAGTCACCCTGCGCATCAACAATGTCGGGCTCGTAGACGATTCCTCCGACAAGGCGCTTCTCCACGTCCATCTTCACGAGTTCGATTTCGGCTTCCCACTCAAAGTAGTTGCCGACTCGCTTCGTGACGTTGAAGTTGCCCTTGGAGGTCTTGAGATTCACCTTGCCGGGGTGATCGGAGATGTAGCCGTTTGGAAGCTGAATGGGGAGCGTGACGAACTTGGAGATGTTGTGCGAATGCGGGTGCTTCGGGTCACCACCCTCATCCGTGACGCCGTTGCCGTAGCGGTCCAGATTCGAGTAGGTATGAGTATGACCATCGGTGGCGTCTTCGACGGTCGTGCCGCTGTACTTGGTGTTTGCGTCGGCCTTTTCAACCGTGTCTTCTTCGTCCGACGCCGACATTTTGCCGATCCCCTCGAACATCCTCTTCAGGATGTCCGTCTCGGCAAACTCCGGCAGTACCAGTTCGCGCAACTGGAATTCGCGGCGCATCGTGAGCTCTGCTTTGAGCAGCGTGCTCATCTCCGGGTCGCTGTCGCGGATGACATTCTTGCCCGCCTCCGAGTGCAAAAGGCGATAGGCATTTTCCAGCCCGTCATCCGACAAGTCGGAGACATAATGCTCATCGTAAATGGGCGGCATGCCACCAAGGTGGCCCCGCTCACTCTCGACTTGCTCCTGCGCGTTCTTCATTTCTCTCCCCTCAGGTTCCAACTATCTAGACGTCAAAATCCAAGACAAGAGGTTACGGAATTGTCTACGCCTCATCAACCCCTTCATCACCCTCGATATCCTCGAGTTCATCCGTCGTTCCGGGGAAGTCAAGGATACACAGGCAGTTGACGATGTTCTCCGGAGAACCATTCGCATCCCCGGGGCCATCCATCAGATCGACCACACCCTTACGGGCCGGCACGTTGAACACGTCGTCCAGCGCAATCGTTTGGTCATGCATGGCCCGGTGATCTTCGCCCTGCGGATCATCCCGAGTCGTATCAAGGAGTTCCGACACCCAACGCTTTTTCTCGACAACACCCGACTGACGGGCCGCCTCGAGAGCGGCAAACTGTGTAAGCGTCACCACCTCCGTGCGGGCAATCGTCCGAGCCCGCCATTCCGCGAGGTCGCCCTTGAAGACATTCTGAAGACGCTGCATCATCTCATCGAAGTCTTCGCCGTTCTCAACCGCCTTCGACAACTCCCGGCCCATCAACTGCCGGGTCTTCGTCGTGATTCCATCCATCTGCTCGCCCGCATTCTTCTTCAGGAACGCGGCAACCCGGTCATTCGCCAGCGTGAAGTCTTCGTCAACTCCAATCGTTCCGAGCGTGGAGTTGCCGGCCTTCTTCATGATCTTCCCGGCCTTCGGGAGAATGTTCACGCTGAGATCCCCGGCCTCCTCTTCGATGTTGAAGAGCATGCTCTCGATTTCATCATCGTACATGGCCTTGACCATCGCGTAGGGATCGGTCCAAGCCTCCTCTGCGATCTTCTGAGCAAGGCTCTTGTGGATTTTCTTCTTCTTAGCGACGGCCATCATGTACTTCGGACGGATACCCTTCGTCACCCGAGTGAACTGCTTCGCAAAGTAGTCCTTGAAGAAAGCGTACAGATCCTTGTAGTCCGGAGTCACCAGGCCCTTCCAGATCTTCCACTTCCTCCAGTCTTCAACCTGCTGCCGATCCGTCCAATCAGGATCAGGCCGCGTCAGCTTTTCAAAGTCAACTCCCGGGTACTTCTTGTTCATGCTCGGCATCGAGCCACCCATCGGAGTCGCTTGATTGCGGGCCTGAGCCCCGCTGGTTGCGCCCTGCGGAACGCTGCCCGGTGCTCCTGCGCCCCCGGCCCCCGGCTGGGGCTTCGCGGGGTTCTGCGGATCAGGAGCCGTCACGCGCCCGCCCTGCTCCTCATCAATCTGACCCGTGATATGCGGAGCGTTCGGCATTCCCGGATGAACACCAGAATCATACTGAGCAAGGCCGACCGGAATCCACGGCGTCTTGCCCCAGTCGGCTTCCTCGAGGTTGAACAGCTTGGCGCGGACCTCGTTGATCGTCATGATCCCGTGCGTCACAAGCTGCATCGCAACGCTCGTGGAGATTTGAATGTCCTCGATCAGCGAAGCGATGTTCTCCGTGATGAATCGGAGTTCAAGGTCCTGCCCCTGCGGGATGATCTCCGCGTTGTACATCTGCTGCTTGCGCTTGAGCTTCGGAAGGATGTTATCCATCCAGAACATCTTCTTCTGCTCACGGAGAGTCCCGGCGTTGCCTCGCTCCCGCAGGAACCCGACAACCCCGGGTGGCACCTTGTACGCCGCGAGGATTTCTTCCGCCGACATGGTCTTGAGCTCAACCATCTGCGCGTCCCGATGGTTGATGCTGATCGGCTTGTACTGAAGGCCCTCTTCCAGAATCGCCAGTTCAAAAGCGTTCTCAACGCCCTGGTGCCGTTTCGACCATTCCTGACGGAGACGCTGGAACGTCGAATCCGAAATGGACCCCGCCGTCTCGAGGACACCTTCCGGAACCGCCCCCTTCTGGAAGAATTTCTTGTTGTAGGCGGTGCTGTAGATATCCAGGATGACGGAGTTCTGAGCAGCATAGGCCGGAGACACACCCCAGTACTCGTCCGTGCTCGAGAAATACTTGTTGTGCACGATCTCATCGCGCCCATACAGAATCTCGATGCCGGGCCGAGGGCAGTAGATGTAGCCCGCGACTTTCATCTTGGGATGCGGGATGATTCGCATCTTGTCCGGACGGAGCGGGAAGAAGGCCACCAGCTTCCCGGTATTGTCGCGGACTTTCTCCAAGAAGGAGTTGCCGCAGAGTTCCTCATACGCGGTCTGCATTTCCTGCAGCTCATACCAAACCTGATAAGGGTTCGGCTTCATCATCAGCTGATGAACATCGTGCGAGGTTTCCTGCTTGATTCCTTTCTTGGTGATCTGGAAGTCAACCGATGCAATCGCCGTCGCAATCGCATTCACGCACGCATACACGTGCGGGTTGACTTGATACAGCGCAAGAAAGTCCAGGATCTCCGCGCTGGGGTTGACGCGGTTGGACCTGTACGTGTCGGCTTGATTGTAATCAAACCGCTCGTAATCATCAGGGTCCGCTTGGAGAGCCTTGCTGATCGGTCTGATAAGGGCTCTTGTCGGAGCCGCAAACCAACCCCTAACCTTGTCCATGAGTCCCATCAGTCACTCTCCCTCAGGTAATCGTCAATCGCACCCTGAACGCCTCTACCGTCACGCACCGTGTTCACAGGCTTCGGAGCCGCAAAGGCTTCACCGATGGTGTCGTAGTCGTCCCCGCTGCTTCCCAAGACCCGGATGCGAGGTTCTCCAACCGTGTAGTAGTTCGCAACACAGTAGTAGCGCCAGGCATCCATCGAGTGGTCGTTGCCGTCCTTGTGGTCATCGACGTCTGACGCCTTGCGCTTCAGTTCGCGGATTTCCTGTTTGAAGTTATGACACTTCTCATCCACGAACGTGTGGCGAACCCCGTTGTTGTCCTTGATCCGTCGCTTGCAGATTCCCAAGCCTTCCTTGCGGTCGATCTTGCGAACCGGACGCAGCGAACGGAAAAAGCTTGTCGTCGCCTGAAGATCCCGGATCTGCTGCATCTGAGAGGAGTCGCCCATCATCCTCATGGGCCGGATTCCTTTCTCTCGGCAGATCCGTTCAACCTCCCGGCCAACATCTCCCGTTGAACGACGACGGTAGACAAGTTCCATGATCAAGTAGTCGTTGCTGTCATACTTCTGCCAGAACTGGAACACTGAAGGGTCTTCGCCGCCGCCCGTAAAGTCGCAGAACATTTCAACTGGATAGGCGGGGTTGTAAGGCACGCCTTCCTTGGGCACGTTGAACTTCTCGTCCCAGTCATAGTAGAACAGCGCCGTGCGCGGCGGTTCAACGCATTCCTTCTGCGCAAGCCACGTGTCCCGGTCCAGTTCGTTCCACTTCTTGATCGAGTCGTCAATCGGGATCATCCCCTTCGCCCGCTTCAAGTCTCCCTTACAGCTGGGGAGGATCGGGCAGTCCCCGCAGTACTCGTAAGCGTTGACGATGACTTTCTCGCCGTGATGGAAGATGTCTTCAACTTCAAACGTATGCGGGTTAACACCCGACCGCTCATCGGGGCAGGGTTCCGACACGTCCTTATAACACCAGATGATCGTCTTGGTGCTGTAGCCCTTCTTCGCGGCCTGAGCGATGAGCTCACTCATCAAACCGTCAAAGTATTTTCTCGTTGAAGTGTAGAGCGTGTGCGCCTTCCAGCCGTTGTAGGATGAAGGCATGTTCTTCATCTCTTCAACAACTTCCGGCTTCATGAGCTCCACCTCGTCCGCTCTCAGCTTGTTCGGGTGCGGAGAGTTCACGCCCGAGACGGTCGCAACCAGCTGCTCGTAAACGGAACTGTTCGCAAGCCTCGTCTCCTCCATGATGTTCTTGACGACCATGTTCATGTCCGTCAAGAGCGGGTGGAAGAGGTACTGAGACGCATAGCGATAGCAGCGAGCAGCCTGTTTGATGACGGCGGCCATCGAAGAGATCGTCACCTTGGGTTTTAGCAGAGACTCCATCGCAATCAGTTTCGCCGTCGAAAGAGTTTTGTAACCCTCTCGAGGGCCGACCGCGATGATGTCTTGTGGTGGCATCTTGGAATATTCCGGGAGATCAACCTTGTAGCTCTCCCAAATCATATGCCAAGGAGTCTTGTGGTGCGCGCAGACCGGTGTATGGGGAACAAGCTCTCCCGTCAGAGCGTGCATGAACCTGTAAAGCTCCGACGATTTGGTGATCTGGGTCTTCCCCATCACCGCATCATAGACGATGCGAGCATCCTGAAGAACTTTGTCTTCAGTCGTGGGAGTCGCTTCCGTTTCCTTCTTCTTTCCCATTTCGCACCGTAATATGCGCAACGCGCACAATCGTCAGGTTCGTCGTGCCCGGAGCCCCGGTCTTTTTCTCTTTTTCTTCCTGAAGGCGAAGCCGAGTGCCGCACTTCGGGCACCACTGCTCGAGTTCCTTCGTCAGCGGGTTCATCGTCCCGCAACGGCACTTCCACTGCCAGCCTTCCGGGATATCAGAGCCCATCTGCCTCTTGAGAAACAGTGGCGTCCGCTTGTAGTCCTGAAAGGTAAAGTCAATGACGTTGTTCACGCCTTGCCTCCCTTCAGCGTTTCAAACGTCTTCTTGTCGGAGTTGATCTTCTGCGTCTCGAGTGGATCCGGCTTGAAGAGGCTCTGACGACCAATCGCAGTGCCCAGCTTCTCCTTGATCTCCGCGTCCGGAACGATCACGCCCGTGAAGCAAGCGGAATCGTACAGGACAATTCCACCATCCTTACACGTCGGATCTTGCAGAACCTTGATATGGAGCTTGCCCTCGATCACTCCAATCGCAACTCCACAAAGGTTCCGGCCCCGAATCATCTTCGGGAAGCCTCCCACAAAGTCATCGATGGAGTTGTTCACCTCCATCGCCACGTCCGGAGTGTTCTGCTGCGCACTCGTCTTGAAGATAAGCCACTGCCAATCCTTGTTCTCAGTGTCAGCCACGTTTCCCTCGCATCATAATAGAAGTTTGACGTTCCTCGCTTTTCCTCGTTGAAACCTTGATCGAGTTGATCGCATCGGAATATTTGAAAGCCTCCTCGAGCCCCGCAAGGATCATCCCTTGATTCGCGGGCTTCTTCATAATCTTGACGACCGGGAAGAGAAGGGGCACATCCTCCGGGACGGCGCTGAGGACGACGACAGGAACGTCATCGCGCTTCATGATGAGTTCCTTGATGACCTCTCGCCCGTGTCCGTTTGGAAGTCGTAGATCCAAAAAGATGGCCGACAAGTCAATCACGTCAAGATGCATCAGTGCCGTCTTGACGCTCACCGCTTCAATCACGCCAACGTCTGCGGAGCGAATCCACTTCGCAAACAGCTGGCGGACCTTATCCTCATCCTCAACGAGTAGCACCCTTCTCATGGTGACGTCCCCTTTATGGCTTTGAGAGCTTCGGCAATCTTCGGGCCGGCATAGAGCACATGGTACAAGAGCCAGAAGAAGAAGCCCACGCCCATCGGGACAATCGAACGGATCAGTTCATGCTTGACCATCTTCCTCCAGGATGTTGCCCGCTCTCCCTTTTCATCATGGATTTTCTGAAGAGCTTCGACATCCTTCTTGAGAGTCTTGACGTCAACCTTCAACTTCTCAAACGTCTGATCACCCGTCTTCATCCGTCCGTTCGCTTCATTCCGATCACGCTCGTGGTACTCCTCCCCCTTTTCGAGCTTCGCAATCTTTTCAGCCAAGAGGTCGATGCGAGCCTTGTTGCTCTCGTTTGCACTGTTGGCGTGTTTGATCTCCTTGTCGAAACCCTCCAGTTTCGTCGAGACGTTTATCAGAAGCTGCAGAAACTGTCCTGCCATGGATCTCCCTTTCAAGGTCAGTCAGCCTGACCCCGGTCGCATCGTCCCTATTCGCGGAGCCTCTGAGCAAGGTTGCTCAGGCGCGGATTCTCCGGGCCTTCCATCCCGTCGCGCACATCCTCAACCGCCCCGGAATAGTTCTTGGCGTCATCCAGATCCGTGGGGAAGTAGGACGTGCCATTCAGAATCTCCATGATCTGAACGGTGAGATGGGCCTGCCCCGCATTGTCCTGTCCTGCCGTCTGGAGCTTGTGCAGCTGATCCAGCTTCGTCAGGATTTCCGACTTGGCCATGTCGAACTTGATCTTGCCTGCCTTGCGACCGATAAACGCGCAGAGCGCATCGGCCTTCTCCTTCGGCAGACCCTTGGTGTCCTGCATGTGCTTCGAGCAGCCACCAAAGCCTCCCACGAACTTCCCACTGGAAGTCGTGTCGCCGGTCTTGAGTCCCTTCTCCATCTCAAGGTACTCGATGGCCAGCTTGTACATCTCCATCTGCGACATCTTCTTGAACACCTTCTGCGCCATATCCAGCCTCCTTATTCTCTTTCAAGTAACGTGCGATGCGTCTCTTCCAAGAGACGCTTGAACGCTTCGCCAAGATGCTCGCCAGCGATTTCAAGATGCGAATGCTCGTGGCCATGGCCCTCATCATGGTGAGAGCCTTCCTTGCCGTGAGCCGCAAGATGCCCTTCAGCTTGCTTGACGTGCTGAAGACCCGAGTGAACGGCTTTCTGCTGGCCTTCCGTCTCGGCCTTGCCAGCGAGCCCGTGTAGAGCTTCCTTTGCGTGCCCTGCCGCTTCTTTCAAAGCCGCATGAGCCTTCTTCGGGTTCCCGTTCTTCAAGGCTTCCTTTGCCTTGCCGAGTTGCGCTTTGCCCTTGCCGACCGTGCGCTTCTGATTGTTGCGGCGCTCGGCCCGGGAAGGCTTCCCGCCTTTCATGCTTCCGCCCCCGGGTCCGGAGCCTCCGACCTGACCAGGACGGCCCGAGTGCCCGTGATTGCCGGAGCCGGGACCGCCCTTTTCAACTTGCTTGTCCTTCTTCGGGATCAAGCTCTCGCGCTGCGGACCCGTGTAGTCAACGATGATCTCTTTCATCCTTTGAACTCCCCGTTCACTTTGATCGTCTTCCGACCCGCGTAATCCGTAATGACTTCAACGCTCTTCACGGTGCAGCGAAACGGCTGGTGAAGCGTGTACTCCTGTTCATGCGAATAATGCGGATAGCTTCCAGCCTTCGTTTTGTAAGACCCCATGATCCGCTTCCCCGGGGTTACGGCATGCACGACAACCGGAACAGTTGCCGAAGTTTTAATCCCAATCTGACTGCTTAGACCGTTACTGTGAGCGAAGCCATACGCAGTCTTCTCTTTGTCCGTGAAACAGGCGAGCTTCCCGAAGTTAAAATTGTCCCCGGGCTTCAGGTTATTCATTTCATTCGCAGGGACACCAATCCCACGCATAAGCGTCAGCTTCGACATCTCGCCCGTCTCCGGGTTGTACTGAAGAACACCCTGCTTGATGAGCATCGCCTGAGTGGCGGCGCGAATCTTGAACGCATCCTTATCCCGAGCAATCTTGCTCTTGAAATCAGCGTCCGTCTTGCCTCCGAGGAATCGGTTGATTCCCGAAGACTCGTACATCTTGTCCAAGGAAGTCTTGAGCTCAGCTTCACTCTTCTTCAGCGCTGAGTCCAGATTTGATTTCTCGATGCTGTTCAGAACGTTCGGGCCCATGCGCGGAGCCGTCTTGGGGACGTAGGTTCCCGCCGCGATTGCGGCTTGCTTCTCCGCTTCCTTCTGCGCCTTGAGTTCGGCCTTCTTCTGAGCAGCCTCTTGATCCTTTGCAATCTGTCCGCGAAGAGTCTTGGCTTCCTCGAGAATCAGATCACGGCGTCCGATGAGACGGCCCACCATGTCCTTCTGCTGTTCCGCCGTCGCCCCCGCCGCTCCGAGTCCCCGGCTCACGGCGTCCTTGATGTCCTTATCGGAGATGTTTCCAACTCGCTCCATTGCCTCAGCCTTCGCGGTCGGATTCTTGTCAAACTCTTTGTTGTAGATTGCCGAGGTGTTTGGATTTTTGCTAGAGTCGAGCAGCGTCTTCAGTTCATGAACCTTGTCGCCCGGGAAATCTTTTGAACCCCCCTGCGCTCTGAACTGAAGAGAGCCACCGTTGTCAATGCGAATCGGAATTCCATTCTTGATGGCGATGTTGTCGTGAGTCTGACCGACAACATCCCAATTCGCCGTCATCGCATCAACCCCGTAGCCCTTCGCAAGCTCGGAGCCGACCTTGCTGACGTTCGATTGATTACCTTCCGTGATCCCCGGGATCATCTTCCCGGCCCCGACAATTTTGCCGCCCATGCTGACCGCGTGAGTCTCCGCAGCCGGGATTCCCGCCGCCGCATACAGGTGATTCGTCGTGGCTTCCGTTCCGGCCTGAAGAGGATTTTTGTACTCCTTCACGACATAGCTATGGCCCGTCGTCTTGTCTTGATAGATGCCGCCCGGCACCGTCCCCTTCTTCGGCCCGATCTTCTCAAGGTTCGATCCATGAGGGCCGGAGGTAAACTTGCCGTGCTCGTCATGGTAAGGGTTGCCGCCCTTGCCATCATCTTTCAGGACTTCAATGACTCGCAGTAAGCTCATCGCCCCATCTTCTCCAGTGAAGCGTAGTGCTCAACCCACTTCCCTGCAACAAGCTTTCTGAAGATGTACGCGGGATTCCCTTCAACCATCGTGAACGGCGGGACAATCCTCGAGCGGACAACCGTCTCGAGCGCAACGATGGCCCCTTCTCCGATCACGCAGTTGTACAACGTTGCGAACGATGCGATGAACGCGCTCTTGCCAACCTTGATGGGACGCTTCACCAAGTCTCCAAACCGATAGGAGTCATGAGACAACGTGAACATCTTCACGTTCCATCCAAGCTCTGCCGTCGCGTCAAACTCAATCATTCCGGCCCCACGATAGTCCATGAAGGCATCGTGGGATCGGAAGTAATCCTCCGGACGCTTGATGCCCGGATGATCAAGGAAGTTCCCCATTGAACGGTAGCTCACAGGTGCACCAGGAACCCTTCCCGCAGTTTCAAGTTCTCTGCGTGCAGGATTCTCCAGTTGGGCGTCCGATTCGCGGCGTCCTTCATTGCATCCTTGACGTCGTTGTGGTAGTAAACATCATCCGCAACAACGATGCCGGTCGTCACGGGGAGCAGCGCGCAAAGCTCGGCAAGATGGTCCGCATACGTATGGCCGTCATCGCTGAGCGCGTAACACCACTGCCTCGAGCCGATCCTCTTCAGAACTTCGGGCGAGTGACAGTCCTCCCGCCAGAGTTCATAGACATCCTTGTACGGCTCCATCGTTTTGTAGAAGGCTTGCTCAGCAAGGTCAAGACGATACGGAGCCGCATGACCCGTCGTCGGCCAGTTATCGATGCACACCAGCTTGCGATTGTAGGCTCGAGCAATCTCGGCCAGCAGTACCGACGTATCGCCCGACAGAACCCCGATCTCGATGAGATCCCCGGGACAACCCGCGCAAGCAAGGCCCGCAAGATACTTCTGACGCTGACGGAAGAGATTCCCGCCAAGATTTGCCCGGCTGTCGGGAGTCTTCATCTCCTCAGTCGCCATCGCGTCAACCATCTCTTGATTAATGATCACAGGTCTTCTCCGTTCACTTTGATTCTCATGGTCTTGATCTTCTGAACGGAAAGCTGTTCAAACTTTTTCTTCCAGTCGTCCCGTTCGTTCCTCAAGGTCAAGATCATTTTCGTTTTGTCCACGAGTTCCCGTTTCAACTTCGCAATCTCAGCGCGAAGCCTCAACTGCTCGCCGTCCAAACTCATCAGCTCATCTCAAAGCTACGGAGGTAGTCATCAATCTCAATGATGATTGGGAACGTCCCCGGGGTCCCGACGATGTTGCCAATGTCACACTTGCAGTTCTCGACCTTACAACCAACTTGAGAGCGGCTATGCTGATCGACCCGGTGCGTACAATCGCAGTAGCAATACTCGCAGCCGCAGTATCCTGAAGGACCGACCCGCGTCATGCAGGTGAACGTGCCGCTCCTGTTCTCCTTGAAGTTCTCCTTCAGGTGAAGGCAGAAGTTGCACTTCTCCTTCAGGCTAACTTCCAAGATGCCGGCATATCCCGCCGCATCAACCTGCGCCTTCGTCACCGCATCTTCAGCTTTCGACGGACTCTTAACATTGTTCAGCTGATAGCCAAGGTCTTCAGCAAGCTTCTTTGCGTCATACTGGCCACTGACCTGAGCCGAAACAGAACGCTCTTCAGGATGCAGGAAGATAAGGCAGCCACAGCCACCATCGGTACAGTGGTACTTTCTCTGCATCCCGTCATTATGAAACGCAAACGGGTGAGCGCAGGTCACGCACTCTGTATCGTGCTTGACCTCATAGCCCTTCCATCTCATCTCATTCATCGAGCATCTCCAAGTCTTCCTGTATCATTGCCCCACATGGGATTGGCCGTGTGGGGAAGATCATTGACAACAATGCCGTTCTTTGGAATCGGGTAGGTCTTGGGTCCAAACTTTTTCCGCAAGGCCCAGCGACTCGGGCGACGTCCAACCCTGTTTCTCTTCATCAGCCCTTCACCTCCGGCTTCGCAGGAGCCGGGGTCATCCGAGCAAGACGAGACTTCTGAAGCATCGCCTGAAGGAAGCCGCGAGCATCGATGGTGCCGTCTGTTTCAATCTCCATCGAGTACCCGTGCTGCGTCTCGTTTAGTGCGATGAACTTCACGCCTCGAGGGAATCCGAACAGGGATTCCATGTCCGCCTTCGACACATTGATCCGACCGTTTGTTTCAAGCGCCATAGTGCCTCCAAGTTAAACAGGATACCATTCATCCATCAATTTCCGGAGTGCCTTCTTTTCATCATCTGTCATCAACGCCCAAGCATGAGGCTTCTGCCGAGCCGTATTCTGCCACATGGGGCTTGCCTTGATCTGAAGGGCCGACATTCCAAAGTAATTCTTCTCCGCGTCTACAAGGACACTCACATTGTAGCTCTTGAAGTCATCGAGGTGGCCCAAGAGCAAGTGGTGATTTGGAAGCTGCCGGCCCGTCTCCGTCTCACAGAGCCCGACCAGATTGCGAGGGTCGAGTTCAAGATCCGGACGCCCGAGCAGGATACAGAAGTGGAACGGAATGCGGTGATGAACCTGAATGTCCGACTCGTCCAGCGTTTTGTCCTTGCCGCAAGCCAGACAGAACGGGTTCTGCTGCTTGAAATGTTTCTCGACCGTTGGCCAATGAGGGCTGCGCCGGATGCCGTGTTCTTCCGCAACGTCCGTTCCACTCGTGCTCATGACTTCATCCCCTTATTCGCAAGCTTTCCACGAATAACTTTTGCTGCCTGATCGAGATTGCTATGACGGCCAACGCTGTAAGCAAAGGATTCCTGCTTCGTGTTCCGATCTCGAGGCCCTTCAACCGTCGTCATCTTTGCGCTGGCATTGTGATAAGCAACCGCCCCTGAAGGGTGCGTGAACGTATGCTGGTTATTGAAATCTTTTCCGTTGTACTTGAACCCAAGCTTCCCGAGCATCTTCGCATGACCCTGATCAACCGTCTTCGGGATTCCCTTATCAGGCTTCCCGCCAAATGTTCCCGGGTTGACAGGCTTGCTCGCTTCCCCGCCCTCCGAATGCCGCCCCGATCCCGGGCCGCCCTTCTCGATCTCGTCGTCAGACTTCTTCACACCATGGAACTTGTCGAGATGAGCCTTGAGCGCAGCGGGGCTGTAGTGAACGGTTTTCTTCTGAGGCTTGTTCTCGTTGTAGTGCTGGGCCTGATAGCCCCCGCCTTCTCCGCCATACTTCGGGTACGCCGAGATGACGTTGCCCTTGCTGTCGGCGTAGTGCGTGACCTGCCCCATCGGCGTGTCCGCAGAATGGTTGTACGAGTAGCCATGCTGAGAGGCAACCTCCTTGGTCGTCACGCTGCCCTTCTTCCTCCCCGATCCCGGCCCACCCTTCATCATCTCGATGACCTTGGAGAGCCCGCCCTTCAACATGTTCTTGTTCAGCAAGATCATTTCTTCCTCCGCTTCATGGCTTCGACGGCGGCAAAAATTCCGCCCATCGGCTTCTGGTCTTGAGGCCGCTTCAACGATTGCGGCCTCTTCACTTTCCCTTTTGCGTAGTCTCTCGCGTAGCTCGAGGCATTGATGCTCTGCTTGCCGACAACCGGGGCCGTGGTTTTCTTCGGAGCTTTCTTGGCGGGCTTCTTTGGCATGTACTTCAGCCCGACATTCCCCGGGTTCAGATCTGACGCCGGAGCCCCGGGAGCCGAACCCACTGCATCGAGCATGCGAGCCTGATCAAAGCCTCCCTCCGCGCCGTCCTTCAGGACCTGAAGAACTTTCTTCAAGCCCTTCCCCTTCTTCTTGTTGGGCTTCGTCGGAGGAAGCTGCGGGGGATAACCGGGGTTCAGGAAGCTCTGAGGCTGGAACTGTTGCTCCTGAACCGTCACATAGCTCCCGCCTTCTTTCTTGACGTTTGCGTCTTGATCATCTCCCGGCTTGAAGCTGGTGGATTCATTCCGGGGGACTTCCATATCGGCTTCATAGGGCTTCTTCTTCGTGGGCTTGGGCTTCGTCGGCGTCAGCTGATGAGCCCGCGACGGAGTGGCCTTGTACTCGCCGCCCGTCAGATCATCTTTCTCTTTGGGATCTTTGTAGAACGCCGCATCCTTCCCCTTCAACACGCTGGTGACTTTCTTGAGGCCCCGCTTCTTGTTGTCCTTGTTGGGGCCGAGGTTCGACTGAAGGGGACGCGCCGCCGACATGTCGCCGGTTTCTTCCGCCGATTTCTTCTTGGGTTTCTTCTTGCCGGGACGGGGCTGCGTCGGAAGCCGGGGGTTGTTGTAGGGCTCGTTGATCATCTGGTTGCCGATGCCGACAACCGAAGAATCAACAGGCCACATGGATTCCCCGAGGCCCGGCGCTCCGTCCTTCAAGAACTGAAGAACAGATTTCAAGCCGCGAGCTTTTCTCAGCCCTTGCTTCATGGTCTTCACCGGATAACAGTAGATGCCATTGAGCGGCTCTGCGTCGGCGGCCTTTTTTAATCCAACTCGCTTGACGATGTCCGCATTTGCCATGTACATCGTCTGGACTTTTATTTTCCCAAAGTCCGGATGACGGTAGGATTCAGCCTTCCCCAACGGCTTGAAGCCCATCTTCTTCCAAAACCCAATCGCATGCTGGTCTGCTCCCACCGTCAAAAACTTTCCAAAGCCCGCATTGCGCTTGGCCGCTTCCTGAAGGACGCTCTCAAAAAGTTTTCTCCCGTTCCCGCTTGTTCCGGGCGCAGTCGCCATGAACCCAATCTCTACGTTCTCCATATTGTCGTGGGAGAACTTGTCGTATTCTTTCGTTGTCCGGGTGTCCTTGTCGTAGGGCTTTTCATAGCCCGTGTTGTAAGTCTCGTGAGTTTTGATTCCTTCCGCGTCCGCCAGTTGCTTTCGGATTCCTTCCCCGGAGGTCGTGATGTCAACGGACGCAATGCCCTGAAGACGGCCTTGAGCATCGCGGATCACCTTTCCCCCGCCGAAAGCTCCAATCGCATTAACAGCCGCTGCCGCATACTTTGCCCGCTCCCCACCCCATGCTTCAACTTCCTTCAACGCCTTCTTGTCAATGCGTCCAATATTCTTGACGGCCCCGGTCGAGGAGCCTGAAGCAAAGCGACCATGCTCTCCGTGGTTCGGGTTCCCCTTCAGGACATTCAAGAGTCGATTCATTTCTCCCTTTCAAGATTCTCCGCGCCCCGTCGCGTTAAGGTCGGGGGGTTGGAGAACTTGCCGCTAGAACCAGTAGCGGCCCGGAGCCGTCTGCAAGCTCTTATGAACCTGCGACGTTTCCCGCTTGATCTTCTGCCCGTAGGAATCCTCCTGACCAGGCGTCAGATCGACCAGAACCAGGTTGATGCACGTCGGGGACCACGCCGCTGTCACCAGCGCATCGTGCTCCACGCCAACCTCGTCCACGTACTTCACCGCCGCTCCCACCGGGAGCTTATCCTTGGGTGCTTCCATTGAGCACCTCCTTTCGTCCTTCTCCTTCAAAGTAATCCTCCAACGCCGTCTGAATGCGAGCGGGCACTTTCAAGTCGGGATGAATCGAGAACAACTCGCTCTCGATCTCCCGAAGGCTTTTGATCCGAGGCGCAATCGGATGAAACGTCGTCCCGTCGTGAACCAAGATTTCCCCGCCCTTGATCTGGATCTCTCCCTGATGCTGGCTCGTATAGGTCACCTTTAACAGCTTGTCGTCAATCTCGAGTTCGTCGGGGAACGTCACGGCCCCCGGAACCAACTTGATCTCTTCTTCTCTCTTCCGAGAAGCCTGCAACGCTTCTCCCGCTTCCCCCAACGCCCGACTTCCCAAGCTCACGCCATCTCCTCCAAGTACATCTGAAGACCCGCCTCGAGCATCTCTCCACTCAACACCATCGTCTTCCCCTCGTCACTATGGAGCGAGAGCGACATCGTGACGGATTCGATATCCCCGGTCTTCTTGTTCTGAAGACGAACTTCCACCGAATGCAGCGAATAGTTGGGAGACACCGAAACGGGCCGAAGCTCGAGCGTTGCCGCCTTTCGCTTTGCCTCCCGCTCCATCATCATCCGTAGACGCTCCGCATCGGTGTACATTTCTTCAATCTCCAACTTCCAAGTTGTTCAAGGGGGCCCTGCGAGGCGTTGTTGCGGGAGATAGTGCCAAAGTTTCCGAAACGCACACCCTACCCATGGCCCCCAACACCCAATTTGAAAGGGGGAGCTGCCCCGCCGAAAGGCTCGTGTTGGAATTCAAGCCCCGCCCCCGGCTTGTTTGGAAGCAGGCGCATCATCAAGAGGGAGATCCAAATTAGAATTAGCGATAGCGCCGTTTCGTGCACCACTTGTACGCTTATCAACTTCAGATTCGATCTTGACTTGCTTCGCACTACTTGCGAGACGCTCCAACAAGCGAAACCCACTACCAACTCCCGGGGGCTTCATCTTACTCGGGTTGTTCAGGATGACGTCTTCCATCTTCTTCGTCCAGCGGATCACCAGCTGCATATCCCGTAGCGCCGTCGCCAACTTGATTAGCTCGCTCGGCGAATCATTACTGACAGCCAACATCTTCTCCGCTTTCGCCAACGCAACATACTGCAACTTGTTGAGATAGCTTAGAATGCCCTTGTTGATGTCTTTAGGATTCTCCGGCATTGTATCGATGATGGCTTCCAAATCAACAGCAGGAGATACGGGCGCGGGCTGGGTGGGGTTGCCTTTAGCAGCAGTCTTTTTAGCCTCAGGTTCCAACTTAGCCTTTTTGACCACCTCGTTTTCAGGCGTTTCGTCTTCCAAGTTAAGCAGCAAATCAACATCAACGCCCATCTCCTTTAGGCGGGATTCGGTGCTACGTTTCTGAGAGGTGATCAGGGAGTGGAGCTTAGAAAAGGGACGCTCGAGAATAGGCTTATTATCACCCTTCTCCTTCCGCTTCTGCTGATCGTTCTCCTTCTTCCCTTTCTTCTTAGAAGACGGCTCAGAAACAGAGGTCTTTAAGGCGGCAAGCGCCTCGGCAACCGCGTTATCACTCTTGTTCAGCTTCCGCTTCATCTTGAACCTCTAGAAAGAGAAAAGCCCCCGAATCATCCGTTGCGGGTTGGGAAAATGCTTCGACGGGAGATGATTCGGGGGCTTGACACGATTTTCACTCTCCCTAGGATGCCCTAGGGACAGATCACTCGACTTGACGATCAGCATTTCCGGCATCATGTTCACTTCTGCCGGAATTAGACGGACTCGGCATTGCGCCGAGGTTACCAGACTGTCGTTTCTCCCCTAGGGAGACGGATTATCATTCGCCTCGCCGTAGCTCGACGTGACCGTCAAGAGAACGGGAGCGAATCGGATGTTGGAGCTTCCGGATGGCCTTCGCTTCGATCTGACGAACCCGCTCAGAGCCAATCCCGTAATACTCCGCAATCTCCGCAAGGCTATACGACCGCTTCATCCCGATTCCATAGCGTCCCAAAATGATATGCTTCTCTCGCTCGTTAAGCGTTCCTAGGACAGCAAGGATGTCGCCTTTCATCTCCTCTAGGCAAGCAAGTTCAAAGGTATTTTCATTCGCTCGAATCGGTTCCGTCTTCTTCAGTTCAACTGGCTGACAGATGCTTCTCTTGAGAGCGGCTTGACGCTTGCGAGCTTCCCATCGAGCCTGAGTCGCATCAATCCAAATCCATGTCCCGCAGTAACGACAATGCCGTTGCTTCCAGCCCTTCTTCAGTCGCTTCTCTGCTTCGATTTGGCGTTCAACATAACCAAGACGATCAAAGCGTGAAAGGCGACGGTGGCTTGCGCAGATGCATCCCTTGATAGGCATATTATCACTCGCCCTTGCAGTGCGGGCAATCAGACTCTCCGCAAGTGTAGCTCGGCTCGCAGTGATGGAACGTGCAGTGGTTCTCGTCTCGGATCTCGCAGAACAAGAAGTCTCTCATTCCTCGTATTCTCTTCGCAATCTCAACGTTGCTATCGAAGGGTGACGACTTCTCAATCTCAACCGCGCAAAGCTCCAAGACATCCTTCGGCTCACACATCCCCTCCATCAGATGCCGAAGATCCATCAAGAAGCTACGACTTGAAGACTGTCCTTGCCTCGACGCAACATCATACTTCCGGCATAGCTCTTCAGCTTTTTCACTAAGGTCTTTCAGCATCCGTCGATCCTCCTCAGCCCTCGAGGGGGCATGCATCCCGGCTTATGATTCCCAGGACCGTTAAACGAGCAGATCGTACACTGGTGGCCCGCTGGAACCGGAGGATTATCATTCGCGGAAGACTTTCCCTCTAAGGCCATCTTGATCTCAGAGGCAATGAGCCGCTCTCGGACACCCTTCGTCAACTCGCCTTCTTTTCTCATTCCTTGTATCCTTTTGCACAGTTCTCCAAAGCAATCGCAACCGCTTCTTGATCCTTCGCAATGTGATCGTTCCAGTGGCTGATCGAGCTTCCACCGTGGAGCCTTGACCGCACGTAGCCTTCAAACTCCGCCAATGCCATGTAGCCTCTGAAGGCCAACGCCTTGTAGGTGATCCGGTGAATCGCGCCTAGAACGCAAAAGCTCACCGCGTCATCCGACGTGACGTGAACGATATTCCCATTCAAGTCTCGAGCTTCCGCGTTCATCGTCCAACCCTTTCGGATCAGCGATGCCGCCTCGTTCAGAATCTCCGGCACCGACATGTCTCTGTTCATCCTCGCTTCTCCTCGTATACAAGCCAATCAGCATCGGTATCCAAGTTGACGTCATAGGGCATTGACGCGCCGTGATCCCATAGCCAAGCGAGATTCCCAAACAGCGAAGCCATGATCGCAGGGCGGATCTCCAAGTACTGCGTTGGGTTCCAGTGCGACTTCCGGAGCTTGTACTGCTTTGCCCTTAGAGCTTCGCGGATTGTCATTCGAGGTTCTTCCTGATCTGCGCGTTGTAGACGGTGTCCCACATCAGCCGACGTACCGCATCCGGCACGACGATCTTTTGTTGGATCGGACCCGGCTTCAACCAGACATAGCAGCTATGATCCTCGTCCAACGTGATTCCTTCGTAGGACACCGGCTTGACCGCGAAGACAAAGCTGATCGTGTGCGTGCCTTTACCGTGTCCGAACGGATCGGCAACAAAGATACAGTTCAGCGGCCCGACAAATTCCATCTTGCCGACGATCAGGCCTGTCTCTTCCTTCAAGATGCGGATAGCGGCCTGTTCGAGATTTTCATTCCTGCGGATTCGCCCTCCGGGAAACCAGAACTTGCCTCTGTCCGGTTCCCTGAGCCGCTCGAGGAGCAAGACTTCATTGTCCTTCAGAACAACAAGGTCTACGCAAGCAATCGGCATCGTCTGGTGGATGATCTCGTACAACTCCTGCTCGATTTCTTTGGTGGCCATCAAATCTCCTTCGCTCCTCGAGCTACCATGTCATTCTTCTTCTTGCTCCAGCGGAATTTCGTCCACAACGGTTCACCGTGATAGTTGTTCTTCATACTCTTGTAGATGCGCTGGATCTCTTTCAAATCAACCGCTCCGTACACGTAGTCGTTGTACTGGATACTGAAGCAGCGACCGCAGAATAACGTCTCATGGTAGCCACCCCAGTGAGCCAATAGCCCGGCTCCACACGACCAACATTTGCGGTTGACGATCTTGCGAGCCATCCCACTCGCAATGTGCAGCGGAACTTGACGATGCTCGCCTCGTCTCCAGAGGTGATTCCCACGATCCTCGTGGAGAAGCTTGGCCGCTTTGATCTCGAACCAAGTGGCCTTCCGGATGAGGTGCTTCTCTTTTTCATTACTACCCCCGGAGCGAAAGAGCTTGATGCGCCGCTGCGCCTTCTTGTAGTAGATCCAAGCTCTGCGGCATCCTTCGCAGGTGATCGGCTTGATCAGCGGCCCTAGGATAACTGGCCTCGTATCATCCATCAGTAGTCTCGCACTTCCCAAATCACCGTGTTCCGACCTCGAGCCCATCCGATGTCCTTGGTGTACACGCTGAACTCAATGACCGCATCCTCGTACAGATACAAAAGCTCCATCAGGTCATCGTAACTTGCCGGCGAGCATTCAGACTTCAGACCTGACAAGGCTCGCAGTCCTTTAACAAGGTACGGGTCCCGCATCGCATACCGATGCATCGTGAATCGCGGACTCCACGACAAGATCAAGCCTTCGTGGTTCCGTTGGATCTCGCCTTGAAACTTGATCTTGTCGTCCGGTGCCGCTTCGTTGAAGCGAAAGAGATTTTCATTCGCCCCGTCTTCCATACAGATCCGGACATGAGCAATCGCTTCCGCAACGCTCAAGCCGTAGTTGGCGTATCGACTGCCCGGCACCATGTACCGAACGGCAACAAGCTTGTCCCAACCCGAATCCACCATCTCTTCGATACTGTTCCACGTCTTCAAACGATTTCCAAACAGAAGCTTGTCGTAAGCCTCGTATGCCTCTCTCTTGTTGTTGATCTTCACGTTAGTTCTCTTCTGGAATACGCGGGCGATTCAAACTGGCCTTGAGCTCATCCTTGTACGCATCGAATTCTTCCTTCAGGCCATCCAGAAGCCTTGTCCCTGCTTCCTCGTCTTGACTGTCAGTCTCGATAAGCCCTTCAACGATCAGCTTGAATGTTGAACCGGCTCCAGCATAGAACGCCTTGCGCATCTCGATGTACTGCGGGCAATCTTTTGGAACGCCGCAGGGCTTCATCACATCGTTGAAGAATGATTCCCACGTCTCACGAATCACGCCCATCTCATCCTCCGTAGAAGTCTTCCGAACAGCATTTTCCAGTCTTTTTACCGGGGTATCCCGCGTGACAGGTTTTATAGGGCTGCAAACGGCTATTTGCAGTGCTTTAAACAGCCCACCTAGGCATCTTTCGGGGCCGTAGCCTCGTAGGGACCCCGGATTCCCCCTAGGGGGAAGTTCACCGGGCGCATCTTGAGCTTCCCGCCTTCGTAGACTTGAATGATCTCATCGCGGACTTTCATCAGGATGCGACCCAGCCAGTTCTCTCCAACTCCATTGCACACACCCCAATACGTATCGCCCCACCAATTGTCTTCGATGAGTTCCGAGCCTTCCGTCTTCAAGAGCTTGTCGAGCAGGTGTGGATTACAGCTGAACTTCGTCCACACGATATCAAACATGAACTGCTTTTTCTTATGCTCCCAATTCGGACGCAGCGGAACTCTTCGACCCAGGATCTTTGCCTGACGGGGATGTGAGCATTCCCGAATCTTCTTGCGGGCCGACCGACTCAGCGTCTTTGCTGCTTGGAACGCATGCTCACTGGACGGATAGACTTCGCCTTTGAAGACAAGCAATGCCGGCACGTAGAAGTTGCTAAGGAAATGATACTTGCCTTCAAAGCCATTGATCTTATCGGTCATTCCCGCTTCCGTGGATTGTTCCCCGGTCTTTGCGGTCGAGCAGCTTTCGGATGTTGGTGTTTGCGATGTCTTCAAGGCTGAATCCGAGTTCATGGCCAAGGGCCCACAGGTACCAGAGGACATCTCCAAGCTCCTTCTTTATGGTAGCCAAGAATTCCAAGTCGATCTTGCCGCCCTTGTCGCGGACCATCTTCTTCCAAGCCTCTGCGACTTCTCCGGTTTCGCCGCAGAGTCCTAGCAATGGATACACCGAGCCCTGACCGAACCCCGGATACACCGCATTGCGCTTTGCGAAATCGGCGTACTCATCGAACGTCAACGGCTTTTTGTTTGTCTCGAGATGAGTCTTGTCACAGTCCATTACTTCTTCCCCTTCTTCTTCAGCGGCTCAGGATTTTCATTCTTGGCGGGCTCGAGCTTCTTTGCCTCTTCCTTCGGCTGATCCAACGAGACAAGGCCGACGTTTTTGTCCCGAGCTTCAAAGCAGACGTCGCACATGTTGTCCATGAAGATCATCTCGACTTGCGTGGGCCGAACCCGCACATGGGTGTCGAAGGGCTTCAGGCAGCTGTTGCACTTCGCCGTGATCAGCTGGCCTTTCGCGGCGCAATGCCAACACTCGTACTCGTACAGAAGCCCGCCGCCTTTCAGTTCGCGGGTCTTGTACATGCCGGGACGATTCTTGTTCGTCAGGTAGATGACGCCACGACCCCGACACGGCAGACAAAGCCCGACGCAGCGCTTGACTTCTTGGATCACGGCATTCAGTCGCACGGCTTCACCGTCCGTGATCTTCGTCGTGTTCGACGTCACGAGCGCCGCCAGATCCTCGAGCCCTTGAATTGCTTCACTGGACCTCATTGGTTCCTCCCAAGTGTTTAGAATTCCAAATGTCCATCTTCTTTGACCACAGTTTTGCCTTTTCGATTTTTCTCAGCGTTCCTTTTGCGCGGGAGTAAACATACTGATAGGTGCGCTTGGTCCGCTTGGCGATCTTGTTCAGGATCTGCTCCTGCTGGCTCCACCCCTTGAAGTCTCGAGCCTTTTTACACTTCTGGATTCTGACGAGAGCCAACGCGGCCATGTAATCATACATGTTGGCCATCAGCGTCTTCGTCGGCGGGATCAGCAGATACGATCCCGCAAACAGGTTCAGCATCTCCAAGAACTTCGCCTCCCCCAGCCACGTCTTGATTTCATTCAAGCTCGAGCGAGCATTCTGGTAGCAAATGAAGTCCATGAGGCTGACGCCCAACTCCTCGTCATACCTGTCTTCAACGATTTTCATTCGATGTCCTCGTGACGCTCGAGCATCCTCTTGATCATGATGAGAGCCGTGGTGTATGCCAGCTGAGCGTAGACGCGGTTGCCGTTGAAGAACTTCTGGAGATTGTTCGTCTTCAGGTTCGGGCGCTTCCCCTCGAGCATAATGAAGGCGAACCGGCTGGCCCGTTCTCCATAGCCATCCTCAGGGTATCTTGCCGAGTAGAAGTGTTCCAGGGCTTCCCGGATTTTCTTGAGCAGCTTTGACTTCTTGTAGGTCTTCGGGAAGATGGCTGCTTCCAGCTGCAAGTCATCGATGCGAACAAGCTTACAGTCGATGGATTTCTGAAGGGCGGCATAATCATTGGCGGCGTTGAGAATCGTCTTGTAGACGTATCCCATCACATCCTTGATTCGACCGCCCTTCAGTTCCATCGCAATCCCTTCCGCCTTCTGCGTTAGGCACATGCGGGACTCTTGGAGGATGTCCTCGCGCATGTATTGCGGAAATCTCTTGGAGATCATCTCCGTCATCGGTTCGCAAAGAAGTACAAGGTTGTCCATGGCGCTCTCTTGCTTACTTGCGAGACTTAGCAGGGCGTTCCGCAAGTCTCCGGAGGATAGCAGGACCCCCATCTCTCACCCACTGTTTCAAGAACTCTCTCCCATCACCAAGTCTCGCCACTCGCTCGAGCGGGAGCATATGCACGACTCCAATGCCCTTAACCCGAAGACAGAGCTTGGAGCCCTCGACCAGTTTCAGCGTAGCATCTCCTGTCGGCGCGAACCAACTGAGACACAGGATTATCCACGCATCCGTCCCCTTACCCTTAACAACCAGCATCGGAAGCCGACCATCACACTTCGCCTCAACCTCTCGAATCCAGTCCGTATAGATTTTCGGAACACCTTTCCACGACCAACTCAAAAGGTTGTACTGAAGAACATCTTTGTAGTTCCGACACTCAACATAAATCTTCGGGTCTTTGTAGCCCTTCGTTCGGGCAACTTCTGGATCAAGACAAACATCTCCCATTTTTGTAGACGACCAGCCACCAGACAGAGGTGTTCGCTTGAGATACTTAGGCTGACCAAAGATCCAATTGCTAAGCACTTCAGCCGTCTCTCGCTCATGGGCGTTCCCCTTGTTCCGGCCCATCCCTCGCTTATTTGGCGCATGGTACTGAATGCGGATCTTTTTCATGCTTGACTTCTTCGTCAGATCACAACTTCTGATCCGACCTTTCTCATCAAGCATCGCCCAGATTGTTGCGACCTTGTCAGGCATCTTTGATCCTCATACAAAGATCCAGAAGATCATCCACCGTGATTTCCATGTGCCTGAACGAGAGCCGCTTGATCGACTCGCTTATGAATCTTGGCGTCTCTTCAAGGAGATGATGGACGTTGGTGTCCCGTGCGATATGATTCTCTCTGAGCCACTTCTCAAGTTGCTTCGCGTCATTTTTGTCAATGTTGTCATAGAAGCTCATACTTTTTCAATCCTCGAGTACCCACCCTCTTTCACCACCTCAACACGTTCCGTGAAGTACTGCTTCAAGGAATCGGTGTGGGAGATAACAAAACAACTCTTGAAGTTCTTCTGTTCCTCCTGAAGCAGAGTGATCACCCTTTCGCTCCCCGCTTCATCCAAGCTTTCAAAGGCTTCATCGAAGACCATGAGCTCCAAGTTTTTCTTTGATCGACTGCGGGCAAGGTCTTTCAACGCGAGAGCCACGCAGAGGTCAATCCGTTGACGCTCCCCCGCGCTGTTCCCGCCGTAGATGTTGGCCCCGTCCGCGTTGGTGGCCTGAACGGCAAACTTCTCCTTGTACTCGCCGTTCTTGAGCTTGGTAACCGTTGAGAAGTGAATCTGAATGCGGCTGTCGGTTAGGATGCTCGCATAGGCATTGGCCCGCTCGTCCAGGTACGGAACAATGCCGTCCAAGATGAAACTCCGGACGCCGGCAGGGGAGAATCCATTCTGCCAATACTTCCGGCGTTCATACACCCGCTTCTCTTTCTGGATGGACTCATCCTCGCCCTTCGCCTTGGCTACAAGCGTTTCAAGGCTTGCTTGAGCTTCCTTGAGGGCGAGGGTGGAAACTGGTCCATTCGCTCTCGTGTGTTTGAGAGTTGCGCGTATGGAGGAAATATCGTTTCCAACTCTCGACAGGTCTGCTCTAAGCTGCGAAAGGTTGGACGGCCCTCCAAGCTTTTCAAGACGTCCCTGTAGCTTTCGAGCAATCTTTCGGAACCGTCGATAGCGGCGGAAAATATTTTCAGCCTTAGCATTCCGATCTTTGACAACTTCGCGGAGCTTGTCCATTGTACTCTTTCGGCTATCTCCAGAGACACTTTGACCGCACGTTGGGCAACAAGCGCCCTTGTCATGTACAAGCTCATGGTACTGAGCGAGGGCACTGTTGGCCTCTTCGCAGTACTCTTCGTGGAGACTTTTGGCTCTTGCGGATTCTGCTTGAGCTTCTCTCTTCTCATCTTGCAAGCCTCGCAATCTTTCTTCCCGCAACTCAGACTGTCGTACCTGTTCGGTAATCTTGGCATGTTCTCCCTTCCTCTCTCTCAACGACCGCTTCAACTTTTTCAGAGTCTGCTTGATGACGTCTTTCTCGTGCTTGTTTTTCTCCTCGTACTCCTTCAGCTTTATTTTTGTCTGCTTGATCTCTTCGTTTATATGAAGCCAAGTTGCTTTCTGAAGTTCAAGCGTAATCTTCTGAGCCGAGAGCTTCTGACAGACAAGCTTGTAGGCTTTCTCGTACAAGTCCAAGCCGAGCAGCCGCTCCAGAACCGTCTTTTTCTCTTTGTCCGTCAGGGACGCAAAGCGGAGACTACCCTGACCAAAGACAGTAGAAGTAGAAAAAGTATACAGGTCACACCCAAGCAGATCATTGATTTTTTCTTGAGTGACTGCGGTCGTAGCTCCTCCAGCATCACCCCGGTCACAACGCATGTCAAGAGAAGGGCTAGACTTAACTCCCCGAGTACGAACCAAAGTCCAGATTCGTCCATCATCATCTTGAATCCGTACCGTTACAGCACAGCCTCCCTTCGTCTTGTTATTCAGAACGTCGTCCGCACCAACATCGTCCCTGACGACGCGGCCATACAAGCACCAGATCAGGGCATCCCAAATCGAAGACTTCCCCGAGCCGTTACTGTTCGCGGCGGGGTTGTCCATGTTCCGACCGGTGATGAGGATGGTTCCCCGCTCCTCGAGGTTGAGCTTCAGCTTCCGGATGCTGAAGAAGTTCCGGACTTTGATCGACAGGAATTTCATGCCAGCGTCTCAGCTTGAATCGTGATCCGGTCTACAACAGTAGAGGTCCGCATCGTCACCGGAGGGCCATACATCATCCGGTCAACCCTAACGTCAACAACGTGAAGTCCAAGCATCTGAATCAGCATTATCAACGTCTTGTGATCAATCGGATTCGACGGCCCGAATTGATCGAGGAATTCATACTTGCGACCCGGAACTGCCGGCCCGGTTACAACATGATGGATGACCGTCTTGTGACAGTCGCAGATACAATTGGCCGAGACGATGGCCCCGGATTTCTCCCGGAGCTTTTCATAATAGCCCTTGCACTCCTTGTGCTCCTCGTGGTCGCAGAACCGGCTCAGGAGCGGGACATGCGCGCTTGCAGGAGTGTGGTAAATTTCTTCCATCGCTTCTTGGAATGGATTCTTGAAGTCTTTTTCAGCCATACCTGGTATGCCTCTCGCACGGTCTGCGACTTTCTTGCTATAGAATCGGAGAGTTTCAAGAGTAGCCATTTCCGCAGCCTCGGATATCTCATGGGCGTAGAGGAGGATTGCGGCGCAGTGGCAGTCGGTACTGTGCGAGGACGAATGACACCATACCGGACCATCTTTTGTAAATCCCCAGTGGGTATGCGCGTTTCGCAGATGGGGCAGAAGAGGGACACTGCCTTCATCCTCCCCCGTTGATTCTGTTCTTCTTGGTACCACTGAGGATGCGTGCACTTCAGGGGGTGCTTGCGGACAAATTTCTTCCATTTCTTCTCCCGTCTCAACATCTTCTTGACGTTGAATTTCTCTTCAGGATTCTTCATCGAGTTTCGTCTCTCTGATTTTCTGAACCAGCTGCTCGAAGATGTCCTGCGCCTCGAGCTTTGCGGACTCGATTTCCTCGCAGGAACAATCCTTCAGTTTCATCCCGTCGTCGCACTTCTCACAGGTCAATTGCTTGACCTCTTCCATCATATTGAAGACTTTCAATACCTCGTTCCGCTGCCGCAACATGCGGATGATATTGTCTCCAATCTTGTTCGTCTTGATGATGTCGAGGATCTGACGAGCAATCGTACAGAAGGCGCAGCCTGACGCGGGATTCTTGACGTCATGCGGAGGATGATTCAGCTTCCCCGCCGAGTCCCGAACCCAAGCCAGTAGCTCGTGGATTTTCTCCTTGAGGGACGCGGCAGCGGTGTGACTATGGACAAACTCCTCGTTGAGCTTCTTGTATTCGGTCTGAAGATCCCCGCTCTTGATCCGAAGAGTCTTTATATGCCAATCTTTACAAGACGTGCAAGTCAAGTCGATGATCGACGCCTTAGCCGTGTGGCAACCGCAGCCACAGGCAGCATTCTCTTCTTCGATTTGTTTGTTCGTGTAGCTCACTGGGACTCCGCTTCCTTCAGCAAGTTCAAGCCCATCTTCAAGAGGCTTTCTCTTGTAAAGTCTCCCACGTCATGATGTCTAATAAACCGCTTGAGGATTTCCCCTTGAGGCATCCCGATGCGGACTCGAGGACGATCAGCGCCCCGCTCCGTCTTGTTTCTTGCGAGGCTGAGGATGAAACCCAGAGAATGTTCCTCAAGGATCTCTTGTGCTTGAGCCAGATGTAACGCCTCATCAACTTTGACGCTGGCGTAATTGCCTTTGACTCTTTTAGCAAACCTGCCGGGGTTCGCGGGATCAAATGAAGGCCGGACAAACGCAGCGTAATCTCCCGGATTGAATCGCAAAGACTTCCGCTCCGTATCGAGAAGCCAAGAGCCTCGAATACTTCCCACATCGCCAAAGTTATGGTGGAGCGGTGCACCCGGGACAAGCACAGTTCCGTTCTCATAGTGGAATCTTTCTTCGCCGGTTAGCAGGTGGCTCTTGTAGAAGTGTCTCGGCCTCATGATCTGCGGCTGATGGAAGTGGCCGGCAATGACCAGCTGGATGTTCGTCTCCTTCAGGCCGAGCTTATGAGGCTGAACGAAATTCTTCTGCTTGGCTATGTAGTCGAAACCGGCGGTAGCCCCAGCAAAGCCCGTGTGGCACAGAACAAGATCGCAACGACGGAGAGCAGCAATAGAATCGACAAGACGACGGCGAGAGCCCGTAAATGGAACGCCGCCAATTTTCGTCCCTGCGATTGTAACTGTTCGGCCCTCTCGAGCATCCAGAAGATGACAGTTACCAAATCCATGGAGCCCCCTCATCGTGTGAAAGCTCGCCAGCTTGTCAGCCTCGTCATGATTCCCCGGGATCAAAACAATCGGAATCCTCGAGGTCCGAAGGACTCGCAGCGTCAAGTCCATCGTCACCGCATCCACCTTGGGAACATGCCACAGATCCCCACTGAAGAGGATTGCGTCGCAATTCTGCTCATGCGCCTCATGAATGATCCGCTCGAGTGTGATGATGATCTCCATGAGCCGCGTGTTGACGCCCTTCTTGTTCAGCCGGGCAAACGCGGTCCATTGGTGTATATGTATATCGCTGAAAATCTTAAATCGAGCCATAGACTTTCTTTTCGTAATCAGAGTCAAAGCTATCCTCGCGTAAACGAATACAGGAATAGCCAAGCCTTCTAGCAAGTCTTGCCTGAAACCTATGTCTCTCTTTAGCTCTCTTGAAACTATGCCAGTAAGAGCCGTCAGCATAGATGAGCCTGTTACCGACTTTTGCATCAGCAACCGTTCTAGCGGCTGATACTCTGAACTGCGGTACATACCTTTTCTTATCAATTGCCAGGTAAAGATAAAGCCTAAACTCAAGTCCAGTAACAGGGGTCCTTTCGCAGTTTCTCAAGATACAATTCATTGCAGAAATTCGCTTGTTGACCCTGCTTCTCATGACCTTAATACCAGACTTCCGTAGCTTATCCCTCCAGCTTTTATTTTTCCAGTTCCTTATCATCGTCGCTCTCGACCTAATAGAATGAGAAGCTCTAAAGCCTTCATCAGCCCAAAGGGCCTTCATCCTATCTGAATGGAGCTTCCTATTCTTGAGGGCATTTCTCCTCCTGATCTCAGACTGACGCATACGATTAGCTGGAATCCTCCACCAGCGTCTGAGCGCAGCTTGCTGTGATGGATTTGCCATTAGAGCAAGTCTTCCAGGAGTTCTTTCCTCTTGCTCACAATGAGCGGGAGGTTTTTACGCCGGAATCGAATCTTGCCTATCTTGAAGAATCCCGCTTTCCCTGCGGGCGCGATGCGGCCCGACTCCTCGAGGACTTCCGCGAGGCCACCCCACTCGTCAAAGCCCCGCTTCCAAATGATCCGTAGGGGAGCTTTGCGGAACGGCTCTGCGCATTTATTTTTCTTAACAAAGGCGTTACACACAACTCCAATTGGCCGCTGACCTTCAACATCAATTCTCCCGCCCCGATTAAGTTGTAGGCGGATGGAAGCGTGAAACTTAATGGCACGTCCACCTGGCGTCGTAGTTTTTTCACCAAACATGACACCAATCTTGTCTCGGACTTGATTAACGCCGATATAGACTGCGTTATGCTGCGAGATAAATGCAGCACTGTGTCGCATGAGCCGAGACATAGCTCTAGCTCTTGCCGCCATCTCGGCTTCCTTGGGAATAAGCATTTTTGTTTTCTTGTCATACTCCCATTCTCCCTTGCTCGAGGTTGCTGCGATGGAATCATGGATGAAAAGGATCTTGACGTCAGGGTCTGCTTTCGTCAGGACATTCAAAAGCAGAAGCAACTCGCTTTCAAGCTCCTCGATGGTCTGAGGACGCCGGTAGATCAGTTCATCAACGTTGACGCCAACCCGCCGCATGAACTTCTTCGGGGCCGTGGCTTCTGTATCGAAGACAATTACAACACCACCCATATCCTGCCAGGCCTTGGCAATGGTCCAAGCTAACAGAGATTTTCCAGTGGATTCGTCCCCGAAAATTTCAATGATCCGCCCGAGCGGGATGCCGCCGCCGAACAGCAGATCCAGTGCATGAATCCCCGTCCGCACCCAACGAATCGGGGGCGGCTGGCCCATGCTACCGATGATCTTTTGGATTTTCTCGCTGAGCTTGCTGTTGCGGACGTTCTGAAGACGCGGGAATCGGCGCTTTTTCTTCTTCATCCTTCACCCGTTCAAGGATCAACGTATTCCCAACACCGACTTTCACAAACCAGCCTTGCTTTGCGAGCTTGTTCAGGGCGTCTTCCTGCCCCTTGAACCCATCGTTCAGGGTCGCAAAGTTTACAACCTTGTACTCGTGGTTATACTTGAACATTTTTCATCTCCCAAAGAGGTCCCCGGGGCGAAAGGAACAAAGACCCCGGGGACCGGATTGGAGGATGAACTCAGCCGACTACTTCTTGGACTTCCGGAGACGGTTCAGGGCATCGGCCACATCCTTGTCGTGACCGCCCTTGGACTTCTTGTCCTTCTTGGATTTCTTGGAAGGCTTCTCGTCTTCCTCGTCATCCTCATCGTCGTCTTCGTCTTCCTCGTCATCATCGTCGTCTTCGTCTTCGTCGTCGTCATCCTTCTTGGACTTCTTCGACTTCTTGGAGGGTTTCTCATCCTCCTCGTCATCGTCGTCATCCTCGTCTTCTTCGTCGTCGTCCTCATCCTCCTCGTCTTCATCCTCGTCATCCTTGGACTTCTTCTTGTCCTTGGATTTCTTGGACTTCTTCTTCACGCTGTCGTCTTCGTCTTCCTCGTCGTCGTCAGAATCGTCGTCATCATCTCCATCATCGTCGTCATCATCGTCCGAGTCTTCATCATCATCGTCATCGTCGTCCTCATCCTCATCGTCATCTTTGGACTTGGACTTCTTTGACTTCTTGTCCTTTTTGCTCTTTGAAGAAGATTCATCATCGTCGTCGTCATCCGAGTCATCTTCCTCATCGTCCGAATCATCTTCTTCGTCTTCATCGTCGGAGTCGTCGTCATCGTCGCTGTCGTCATCGTCATCCTCCTTCTTGGACTTGGCCTTCTTGTCCTTCGACTTCTTGGACTTCTTCTTGGGCTCATCGTCCTCATCGTCGTCGTCTTCCTCGTCGTCATCGTCATCACCGCTGTCTGAAGAACCTCCCTCCAGGGCCGCAGTGATCTCATCCTCGTCCGGATACTCCACCAGATCATCCAGATCCGTCGCGTTTTTCATGATCTTCTCCACTCGATTGACCGGGCTGGACTCCTTCGCAGTACGAACACCGTACTTGGTGTCCAGGTCCTCTCCCGTTTTGACAATGATCAGATCGTAGCCCTTGACCGGGTCCGAGATATCGCCCCACTCGTCATCTGCGAAGTAGGCAAGGACCTGGTCAAAGATCATGGGACCGGCCCTGAAGATCATCGGCGTGTTGTCACCGGCCTTGCGGTCGATGACGTTGAAGTAATACTGCTTCTTCGCCTTGATCTTGCGCGCCAGTTCAATGTCCCCGGGTTCCTTGGACTTGAACAGCGTCCCAACCGCATCGCATGCCGGGCACTTCTTGTTGATGTCCTTCGGGCAAGGAAGGCCCCTGTCCCCGATGTTGAAATGCATCGAGACTTCCTTGTAGAACGTGTCCTGATCTCCCTTCGGGGGAAGAATCCGGATCTTGTTCTTGCCCGGCTCTGGCTTCCACCAGTTCCGGCCCTGCGCGTCCTTACGTTTTTCAACGTCGCGCATCGCCTGCTTCATCTTCTTGAGGTTAACTACGCCCATGATTCCTCCTGATAATCAGAACAGTCCTACTTCTTGCCTTTCGGCTTTTCCTTGATGCTCAACTCCGAGTCATACTGAGCCCTCCGATTTGCGCCGATGGAAATCAGGCAGTCTTTCTTCTGCGCTGACGCTTGAAGGGCCGCATACGCAATCTCATGCTGCTCTTTCGCTTCAAGCAGTTCATTGATCTTCGCCAACCGCGTCGGGTTGCTGATGATCAGCTGCTTGATCCGACCCTCCGTCAACTTCTCTTCACCCTCCTTTCCTTTCGCCTTTTGTTTCGCGTCCCGGATCGCACTGTCCAGGTTCGCCTCCAACTCCTCGAGAGCGTACTCCAGCCGCTCTACTTTCGATTTCGCAAGCGCCACGATCCTCCCGTACCTCCCGTGATCCTCCGGCTGCCGGCAGAGCAGCACATCGAGGTTTGCCTCGTCGATCAGGAAATCCTCGAAATTGATTGTGTACGTCTTCTCCCCGATGACGATTTTCGCCTTAGCCATGCTTGACTCTCCTGATTTCCTCTGCCTTCGGGTCCTTGTATTTGAAGCCCTTACATGAACAGCCTGAACAGGGGCCGGTCGCACGGATCTTGTACGTGACGGTTTTATGTCGGCGTCGGACGCATCCGCACACACAGACATCCATCATGGGCCACATTCCAAGGTTCACTTCGGGATTCTCCGCTTGATTGAGAAATCTTTTTTGTAACCAAACGCCCGCGTGAACTTCTTACACGTCGGACATTTCAGACACGGCCCCAACATCGCTTGCCCCATATGGCACTGCCGCGTACAGCCGCAGTCGCAGTGAACCGTTCGGGGCCATTGCCGGAAGTAAATCGTCATAGAAAATTCTGAACGACGGTCGCAAACTCTTTCAGGGCTTTCCGGAGGATCGGCAGGTTTGCGTCTCTATCGTAGACGGCAATCCCGGAAGGGATGCAAAACGTGACCCAGGCTTCCGCCCGGTTATCCCACTCCGTTTTCCCGCTCCACTCCATGATCCCCTTGTTGATCTTTCTGAAGTAATATAACGCTGTGTTTCCGGATGCTAAGATGAATTTCGGGCGGAATCTTTTGATGACTTCGGTTGGCCAAGGACACTTTGAAACATACGTGATATTGGGCAACTTGTCACCAGGGGGTCGGCACGCAATAGCGTTCGCAGTAATGACGTCCTTCCTTTGGATCCCAACTCGCTCCAGTTCGTCAAATAGAAGCCGTCCGGCTTTCCCAACAAAACCTCTTCCCTGTTCATCTTCCTGTTCGCGGGGTGCTTCACCGAGTACCATGATGTTAAGGCTCCCCACTGATGGAGGAACCGGCGCACGGCAATTCTGGTGCAGTGGGCACAGCTTACAAGCTTGTACCTTACTTCTCCAATCTTCAACATCGAAGTCTTCCTTATCAAGTCCCTCGACCAACGGCATCTTGATTTTCCCGGGACGCCCCTTCGCAATCTTGGAAAGCAGTTGGAAGTCTTCAATCATGACGTTTTGTTTTCTTGCGAACGGGACGTTGGCCTTGAAGACCGCCACTTCGCCCTTGATGTTCTGGATAACCTCCCGCCTTTTCGCGTAGAGCTTGGGCGAATAAATTCCCATCGTGAAGGTCGTGCCATCATCAAGATTACCATAGACGCCGCCCAAAGCGTCAGCAGTTCCAACATTTTTCTTCTCCCCCGCCGCCTTCGCTCTCTCCTTGTATCCGAACTTAATTGACGTCGCCTGAGCAACGATGTTCCTCAGCGTCATGTCCTTCCGGGAGTTGTCGATGTCCTTGATCCGTTGGACCTTGATTTTCTCCATGATCAGCTTACAGAGTCTCTGATATTCCCCGAAGATATTGTTGCTGATCTTGAAGTTCAAGGCATCCTGTTGATTCTGAAGAACATCCGTCTCCTTCATCTCATAGTCTTGTTCAATACTCTTTCCAAGCTCCGTCAGTTCCGCTTCGATTTTTTTTGTTCCGAGTAGCGGGTACAGCTTGTCGAAGTGCATCTTCCAGAGCTTTGAATTTATCTCGCCCAGTACGGAGTCGAATGCACCGCTGTACACCAGCATCTTGACGACGCGCACGTTGACTTTTCTTCGGTCTACCGTTTCGATGAAGTGGCTTATGCTTCTGAACTCGCCTCCGCATCGTTCCCTCGCAATAACGATGGCCTCTTGTGCGGTTTCCCCGCACATCTTGACTTGATCCAGCCCGGCTCGAATCTTTTTCACTATTTCACCACGATCCAGTACCCGGCTCCGATTGGCGCCTTCTTACAATGCGAAAGACGATGGCTTTTCTTGGAGCCAGTGTAGCCATGGATGTGAACTTCAGGACAATGCGGGCAAAGAACTTCCATCGTCTTTCCACCGGGCAGAATCCGTCCTTCAACAGTTGGGAATTCTCTAACCATAATTTCCTCCTATTCTGTAACAGACCAACCCGCATTCGACTTGTTGATATCCGGCTTGACGGCCTTGATCCCCATCCGCTTCGCTTCCTTCAGCGCAATGTCGATCTTGTCTTCCGCTGAAGCCGCGTCTTCCCCGCCGACTGATCCGAAGTTCAGGTATGCCGTGAAGAACTGAAGAGGATACTTGATCTTCAACCACATCGTCAGGTAACTCAAGATCCCGTACTCGACGGCGTGGGACCGATTGAAAGCGTAGATGCCGAAGAATTTCAGCTTATCAAAAAACTCTTCGGCCTCGTCATACTTCATCGTCCCTTTCTTGACGCAGCCCTTGGCGTACATCTCCTTGTAGCCCTTCCACTTGTCGGTGCCTTCCGACTTGGAGATGACCTTGCGGACCTGATCGGTTGTTTTCCACGGGATGCCGGCCATGTTGTACAGCAGAAACATGATCTGCTCTTGGTAAATGATCTGGCCGCAGGTCTGCCTTGTAATGCCCTTGTGGATGTCGTTGAAATACTCGGCCTTCTCCTTGCCGAGCTTGATCAGCATGTACTTCTGCGTGATCCCGGCCTTCAAGCAACCGGGTCGCCAGAGCGCCGAGGAATCAACGAGTGTTTCAAAGTCGGAGACTTGGAGTTCTTTACAGTATTTTTGCAGCCCCTTCGATCCGATCTGGAACGCACAGACCGTATTCCCGGCCGCAATCTCTTTGTAGATGGATTCGTCGTGGAGCCCGATCTTGTAATAGTCGAGCGTCTTGCCATACTTCTCTGCGATCAGCCTCCGAGCTTCGTTCATCACCGACAGCGTAGACAATCCAAGGACGTCAAGCTTCATCAGGCCCATCTGCTCAAGGTCTTCCTTGTCCCAGTTGACCGTGAGCTTTCCGTTTCGCTTGACAAGATAACAATTGCCGGCCTCGCGCAAGTCGCTTCGACTGACAACGTAACCCGCTGCGTGCACGCCGCACGTCTTAATCTGCCCTTCAATTTTCGATGCGTACCGGATCACGTGCGGGTATTTCTCGTTGAACTTTTTCGCCTCTTCAAAGACTTCGACCGTATCAAGGATGCTGAACGACGCTCGAGCATCCATCTCAGGCCGGATCAAGATACACTTCGACATTGCGTCGGCTTCGTTCCGGGGGACCTCAAAGAGCCTTGAGACATCCCGAACGGCTTGCTTGCCGCGCATGACCCCGAACGTGGAGACATGGGCCACGTTCCATTCCCCGTACTTCTCCTTCAGGTATTTCTCGATGAGGTGCCTCTTCCGGTCCTCAAAGTCAATGTCGATGTCCGGCAGGTCAACACGTCCCTCAGAAATGAACCTCTCGAAAATAAGGTTGTGTTCGATTGGATCAACTTCCGTAATGTGTAGCAGATATGCGACCAAGCTCCCGCCAACAGAACCGCGTCCATGACCGACAAGGATGTCGTTAGATTTAGCCCAGCATATAACGTCAGCAACAAGAAGCATATATCGAACAAAGCCACCTTTGACCATTGCCTCGAGTTCATGTTCCGCCCTCTTTACATATTTCTCGTCGTTCAATCCTCGCTTCGCAAGTTCCTTCCGGCACTTGTCAATGAGGTAGACGGTCTCGTCAACGCCTTCCTCGAGGACCCGGGGGAGATCGACCGGGATTTTCTTCAGCTCAAACTGACACTTCTCCGCAACCTCCATCGTATTCAGGATGGACTTGTAGGCGTCGTCTTCTTTGACGCCCATCCTGCGAAGCGAATGGAACATGTCCTGAGCGTCCCGGAGATAATTCAGGTGCGTATCAAACTTCCAACGCTTCGGATTGTTCCACGTCATCCCCTTCTGACCGATCCCGAGAATTACATCATGGACCTTGTGGTCTTTCTCGCAGAGGAAATGGATATCATTCGTTGCGATGGGCTTGATCCCCATTTCCTTCGCGGCCATGAGGGCAAAGCCATTGATATTCTTCTGATGATCGAGATCATCAAGCGGCATGAGTTCGGCATACAGGTCTTTTTGGAAAGCCTCATAGTATTCACCCAGCAGGTCAATCCCGTTCTTTGCGTTCCAGAACGGGCTCGAGGCGCAGCCGGTCTGAATGATGACGTCGCCCGCCCAGTCGTTTTTCAACGGGTAGTCCATCGGCAGGAACGCCCTCGAGGACCAGCCCCGCTTCGACACGCCATTGATATTGGCGTAGCCGAGTCCAATCAGAAGTTTCTTGAAGCCTCTCTCATTCTTCGCGTGGGCAATAAGATGGAGGTTCTTCTGCTTGAATTTGAAGTCATCCTTCTTATCCCAATGTTCCAGCATGTAGAGTTCGCATGAATAAATCGGTTTTATATTATTCTCAAAGCACGCTTTCGTGAACTTTACAGTCCCATCCATGTTCCCATGATCAGAAAGTGCTAGATACTTATGGCCCTTATCTGCTGCACCTTTAACAAGGTCTTTTATTTTTACAGCCCCATCAAGAAGACTAAATTCAGAATGAACATGAAGATTCACAAAGTCCTTATTTTTTAACAAGCTTCCTCCTGAGGAACAGGATAAGTTTCTGCCTGTCTTTTATTAACTTCTCTTTGAGCCTAACCACATGTAGGCCATATCTCTTCTTTAAGATTTTGTCTCTCTTCCTGTAGTAACTGGTTGGCCTTAACGAGTGCCAGTAATCTGAGTCAGCTTCGATTGCAGTCTCCCCAATTACAAAGTCGCAAAGGTATGGCCAATACAGGACTTCTCTTTTTATCCGACTTAATCCTAGCAGCTTTAGGCATTCAAGAACTTTTCTTTCAAGACAAGATGGATTTTCAAATCTGCTTTTTCTTAGAGCCAGCCTAGAGCGTCCTCCAGTTCTAAGATGATGAACAGGATTATTGTTTATCATTCGTCTTCTAAGATTTGGGTGCGTTTTGTGGAGTCTTTTAAGCATTTCTGAATAAAAATCTGGATGGGCCTCAATCCATTTTCTTTTTCCAGAAATCATCTTTTCAATATTTTCAGACGTAGGATGATACATGGTGCCATTTCTTCGCTTAATCTCTGCAATTTTATCTGCCAACCCGGGGACAGTCCGAAGTGGTGGAGACTCTTTCATGCGCCTAGACACTAAGGCGCGATGGCCCTTACTTTTGTTCCTTGATGAAAGCATCCTTGAGCGTTTAAGCCTAGCTGCCTTCAGTTTATAAATGCCCTTTGGCATTTCATTTCGCCTCGTCAAGGCAAGCCTCATCCCAGATGTATCCTCGCCGGACATCCCTTTCTCCTTCCGGCCTGACAACCAGAACCATCTCCCCGACTTCAATTTTCTTCTTACAGCGCCAGCAGTGTAGCACCGTGTCGAGCTTGACTTTGAACTTGAAGAGGACCAGGAATTTTCTCATGTTAGTTGGTATCGGTTGACTGCAGGTTTAGCCGATCTACATTCTCGACCGGAGGATCATCGTTCATGGGGTACAACCGCTTCAGGGCTTCGACATCCGGGATTTCCAATCCCGAGTCCACCATGAAGCGAACCAAACGATGATTCTGGCGGATTAACTTCCAACGCCCTCGCTCACACCTTTCACTACAGTGGCCCTGCTTGAAAGGGCGTGAGCTCAGGTAGGGTTTGTCTCGCCTCTCAACGCCTTGATGGCAGCGTCGATTCGAGCAAGCTCCGGGTTGTTCTTCATGATCTCTTCGATGATCGACTTCTTCCGAGCTTCAAGCTCATCGATCATCTCGGCCATGAATTCGCTCCGGACCTCGCCCTTGGGCTTGGCAGCCTCTTCAAACATGATGACCTGAGGAACGTCTTTTACTGCCGGCTTGGATTTTGCAACCCCGCAGCGAATCGCATGCTCATTTGCGTACCACTGACCAGCCGCAAACTTCTTCCCGCACTTCGGGCAGATTCCCGGTTCCCGCTTTACATTCTTTGCCATGCTCTCTACCGCCTTCCTCTCTTTGAACTTAAACGAATTCGACTCCCCACTTGCTACGGACTGAACGGCCCTCTCTTCGATCTGGCGCGCAACCCTCTCTTCATCTCCGGGTCCCGTGGGCTTGAACTTCCCGTCATGATCCTTCGCAAGCTCCGGGGTTACAACCCAGAGCTTCAGACACCGAGAGTTTTTACACTGATAGCGCGTGTTATTGCTGTCCGAGGCCAACGTGTCATAGTTGGTCCCGCCGCATTCAGGGCAAGTCTTTTTGGCCTCGTAGACAGCCACCGCTCACCTCGTCTTGTTCAGTACCGTCTTCGTCGTCTCGATGACGTAGTCCACAACATTCTCTCTGACATCCACAGGAGCAGACTTGTACCCGCCGAGTTCAATGTACAACGGACAAACGTGATCGGTGTTTGCCTTCCCCGTGAACTTTTTCTCCCGGGCCTGTTGCTCGTTCTCCGGGATCATGATACAGGGCCCGAATCGACAGGGCTCACCAAACGCCTCTGCCATCACCGCCGGCATCTTCCTCTTGAATTCCTCGAGCATCAGGAGAGCAACGTGCTGGAATTCTCCTTGCGTCTTGAGGCAGAACCGCTTGTTCATCATGTCGATGAACGCCTGGAGATTGCAGGTGAAGCTCACGGTGCTGTGGATGTTGAGCGGAAGGATTCCCCGAGCATCCTGAACGGACTCACCAATGTTAATCATCCGATTGTAGCGGTCTTCAATGGCAAGCATGGACTTGTGGAAATCCTCCTTGTCCTTCACGGTCGCAGGGACATGGTACATTCCCTTTGCCGCGAAGTCTTCGACTGCGACAACCCGAAGACTCTGGATGCTGTACTCGAATCCGAGCTTGTGTCGCGTGAGTTGCTGCTGAAGAGCCCGGGAAACGCCCTCGAGCGTCCAATCCAGCGTGACCCAGCGGAAGAAGGGAGACAGCTTGTCCTTGATCAGCGTCCGGAACATTTCCTCGAGTTCTGTCCGCGAAATCTGCGCCGTGATCTCGTTGTACTCATGCGGCACATTCCGGCTTTGAACCATCTTCGCATGCCAGATTTTCTCGAGCGCATGAACACCAGGGTTGCCCTGAAGGAATACGCGGGGTCGTTTCGTCTCCATTCATCCTCCAATCTTCAAGCCAATCAACTTGAACCAGTTGTACTTTACTCTCGCGGGGTCGTGGAATCGCTCGAGGAAGCGGCGATTCTCGATCACCATCCTCTCGTGCTGCTTCCTATAACGCGGGCTTACTTGATCCTTAACGATTTCTCCGCAGGTCTTTTCGTCTACGAAAAACTTCGGACGCTTGCGGACGATCTGCCAAGTTGGGTCTGGAAGCCAGATCGCATTGTACCCGTAGTTCCAACTTGAAAATGAAATCGGGACGTGACCCAAGGCCATCATCTCCATCCCGACGTACTGAGAGCGGCCCATTTCAAATTGCGCCGGGACCGACAAGTCAAAGGCGAACTTGAACGGCAGCAGCCGTCCATAGTCCTCATAGCCCTTCAGCGCCTTTTCAAATCGAATCCCTCGCTTGCTTCGGTCCTTCATGTACCAGTACGCCGCGCCATCCGGCTTGCTAAAGAAATGGACCTTGCTCCCGGTCGGCAGCATCTTCGGAATCATATGCGAACACTTGAACGTTGCGATCCTCGTCCAAGAGCAAAAGCCCTGCCGCTTCCCGACGCCGTTCCAGACGCCAATTTCATCGGGGTAAAAGGGATGCGTCACATTAATCCAACTCGGCCACTTCAACACCGACCGAGGATACACGTCATCCCGCCCGATGTAGGCGAAGTTGTCAATCATCCGATGGAGCTTCCGACAGTTCTTCGTCTTTGAATTGTTGTACTCGTGCTGATCGCCATGAAGAATCGCACTGACCGGCATCCCCATGCTCTTCGCTTTTTCAACGACCGCTCGACATTCTTCAGACGCGGTATGCTTGTTGATCACCGGGATCAGGAGCGCACTACAGCCCTCGAGGGATTCTGGCTTGTAAAGTTTTCGCAACGACAGGCCCTGCTCTTTGAACATCCTCGAGAGATGATGCCTGAAGAGAGTCGTCACGCCGCCAAACAATCCATAGCCGTCCGGACTCTTGTACGGGAACGGCTTGAGAATCCCGAGCTTCACTTCACTTCCTCCACCGTGTCTTGGTTACAATTCTTGCAGATCAACCGACGTTCATAGCTGTCGTCGCCCATCGGAAGATTCGCCTTGGCCGCAAGCTCCATCAGGATCGTGAAGTTGCGCATGTCCATCGTACAGTTCAGAAGCTCTCGCATCCATTTCTCATCCGTGGGGTCCATCGGACGATTCCAGATCATCTCCCGCAGACGATTGTAGATGGAGTGGATCTCGACAAACGCCCCCATGATCCCCGTCGCCTTCCAACAATCGTTCCGCTCCGTGTTCTTGTTGAACATGATCTCCGTCGCTCGACGCGCCACTTCAACAAGGTCCGGATTCAACCGCTTGAGATCCGTGATGTCCCCGCCGATATTGAACTTGAGGTGAATCATCGCAGCCCTCCCGTCAGGTTAACAGCGTTCCCCGAAAGATATCCACAGTGTCCCGAGATGAACAGCTTGACCACCCCGGCAATCTCCCGCTGAGACAGGAGCGAATCCCGGATCATCCCCGAGCGCCAATACGCCGTCGCCTGGTCCTTGTTGATTCCCCGGAACTTCTGAATGCGGGCAATCGTCTCGGCCTCCATCGGGCTATTCGCAATGTTCGATGGGTTGATGCACAGCACGTTGAAATTCTTCGGCGCAAGCTCCCACGCCATGCACCGCACCATCATCTCGAGCCCCGCCTTACTCATACAATACGGGGCCGATCCATTCAGGGGAACCCGAGATGCCATACTCCCGATGTGGACAATGTACTTGCGGCAAGGAACGTCCATCGTGAGCTTTACGAATTGCTGCGAGAGATTGTACGCCCCGATCAGGTTAGTCTCGATGATCTCCCGAACCCGCTTGATGTCATAATCTTCAAACCAAGAAAGATCCATAATTGCGGCGCAGTTGATCAGCGTCGTCGTCGGAAATCCATAGTTCAACGCCGGGATGTACTCCTTCAACGCCGACAGGATTTTCTTTGGCTCCCACCGAACGTCCAGCTGCTTCTGAGTAAGGCCGACGACCGGGAACCCAAATAGGTGATTCTTGATCGCCTCCCCGAGTCCATCCTTGTTGAATCCCGTGATCAGGACGTTCCCCATCTTGTGCACGTCCTTCATGCCCATATACTTCTTCTTCAGGGCCTCAATATGCTTTTCGGACGACGCCTTGCTCATTCGATCCTCCAAACCATTTACTATTCCAAAGAAGACTTTTGAAATCCGTGAAGCGGATGATCGGGAGTTCTCCCGTGTCGCCTTGGTTGTACGTCGTCTCTCTCAGGAAGACATAGATTCCCTTGGACGCAATCCGCTTGGCGTTGCTGAGCGTGTCCTCCACGACAAAGCTCGCAAACGTGTAGTCCTTGATAATCCGGTCTTCCTTGTTCTCATCGAAGATTATGGAGTGGTACGGGATGCTGTGCTTCCGGAGCCAACAAATCGTGTCCGCCATGATCCGCTTGTAACGCTTGTAGGGCCGGGCCGTCATCAGCAGGATGTAGTAGCCGAGCCGTTCCAGCGTCCGCATGAACTCCAGCGCTCCCGGAATGATCTCGAGCCCCTGAGATTCAATCCCCGTCTCCCGGAAGATGTGTTTGAGCTCATACGCTTTTTCGTGGCCGATGTACTTGCCGATGTGCGAGTAGAATTCTTGACCATCGGTCGGTTCGGGGATTCCAACACCAGTCCTGTCCTTGAGGAACTGAAGGAGCCCGCCAACGTAGTCGGCAAGGACTCCATCGATGTCAACAACCGCGCAACCCGAATATTTCGTTGGGTCCCAAGGGTTCGAGAATTCCTGCTGGAACTTCTGTTCAACAACCGCCGTCTTCCGGTCCCATTCCTTCAGGAAGTCTTCCGGCGTCATGTTCCAGATCAAGGCGAGGCTGTTCCAGTACTTGAAGATGTCAATCATCTCTTCCCGGATATTCGCCTGAAGTAGATCGGCCTTTTCTCGGCGGTGCGTCTTCCAGTTGAGATTCTTGAGAAGCTCCATCATCTCGTCCTGCATGTAAAGGACGAAATCCTTGGTGAGCAACTCCTGCTCCGCTTGCGTCAGGGCTCCAAGGTTCGGCTGGAAGTTCCGGTTGAACTCCGCTTGCCGCTTCCAGATTCTCTCGAGGTCGCTCATTCAATTCCGTTCTAGGAACGCCTCCCCCTACTCCAGCCCCGGGGGCCAAATCCCCCTAGGGGCAAGAACCCCTCCGAAGGGGTTTTCCCAGTCAAATAACCTACCCCCCGGGGGAACGGCTCATTTGGGGTGCTTTATGGCAGTCCGTTGGGCCGTTTGCAGGCCCATATAGAGCCCACCTAGGGGGATTCCCCCCCCCCTAGGGGAGCCTTCCCCCTAGGCCCTCCGACTCCTCCCAGACGTGAGACGTGAGCCCCTTCGGGCGCCAAGCTCCGTAGCGTCCCCACAGGGCCACGTCATACAACTTGAAATAATCGGTGAGAGCGCTGATCCCGATTTTCTCGTCTGACGGAATCCAGATTTTCCCGGGGAAGAGTTTCACGCCGCTATGCTTGTCGCCCGTCGTCTCGCCCTTGTACTCGATGCTGCCGTGGAACGGGTTGACGTAGGACACGATGCGGTAGAATTCGTGGCAGTCGGACGCGCAATAATGCACACGCATTTCCCGCTCCGTCTGATCGGCCTTCATCCATTCAGGCCGGCAGTGATTGATGCTGACCGTGATCGGGATGTGGTTGAACTTGGGCTGTGGCTGAGCGACGAAAGGCTTGTTTCCAAGGATGCTGATTTTATACAGGACGGGGAGAGGGATGGTGGAAAGGAGTGAGGAGTATTTCCACGCCCGTCCTTCGGTGTCGTAGACGACTCGGTTGCTGAGGTCTACGCAATCGACTTCGGATATGATGGCCGACACACCTTCGGTCAGCTTCGCAAGAGAATATTTCCAACCCTGGCCCGTTTCAATTCGTCCGCGCTGACCAAACCTCGCGTAGCTGCTACTGTCGAGGTTTGCTTTTGGGTCGCCGTAGACTTTCTCCGCATACTTCTCAACGGTTCCCCCGTCGCAAGCGTCAGAGATAATCTTAAAGGAATTTGGTTCTGTAAAGGGATTCGGGGCATGCGCATAGAAAAACCCTTGGTCATTGCCCGACTTCATCATGCCGGCCTTGTCAAGCAAGACGAATTTTCGTTTCGCTGCTCGCAAACGTTGTGCCAGCATGAGCCCCGAAATCCCTGCGCCCAGAATAACAATCATCTCTCGCCCCTTTTCTCTCTTCGCTATTGCTAAGGTTCGCCTTCGTGTTATAGCTCTTTCACGAATACGAAAGTCATGATTCAGCTTCGCCTTTCGCTGGTAATACGAAAATATTTATTGCCCGAGGAGGTCATGACTCCTCCCCGGGCCTTCCTCCCGCCGCTGTAATAGACACGGGCGTTAGCATCCTCATTCATCGGGTTCAACCCGACAGGATACTCCAGAGCTTAATCTCGGCAGCAGAGGAGCTACGTTAACCAAGCTCATCACAGGGAGTACCCTGTCGGGCGGCCCCCAACCGGGGGCCAACCCTTACTTATAGAGAGAGGGGGCTTAGACCAGTTTCTCGTACTCGCCCTCGCCAGCATACCGGCAGAGGCCAAGCTTCA